GCATCCGGCCAAGCGGGATTACGTCAACCACCATCCGTATTGCCTGCACCTCTGGCGGCCGCTCGAAGGCGTCATCCCGTTGCCGCCGTCGGAGTTTGTCGGGCCGAAGGAAACGGCATGAGCCTGCCGCCACACAGGAAAATGAAACATCCGCTCGTTAGGCGCACATCGCCGAAAGGCCAGCCATTTCTTGGGACGTGCGCCACCTGCGGCAAGACCGACATTCCGTTTGAGGCCGTATCGGTGGAAGAATGCAAAAACCCCACCATGACATATGAGCAGGCCATTCTTACCGCGCTCTCTGCGACAGAATTTGAAAATTCTGGCCGAGATCAGGACGCCAACGAATGAATGATCCGCAACAACGCATGCTGACGGACTTCGGCAACCTGTTCATCGAACGGCTGCACCGGCTGATGGACGACTGTGCCGATACCTGCCATCGCGGCGGCATCGACTATCCCAACACGGTCGCGGTGTTGATGACCATGCTGCTGCACGAAGCCGCCAGCGGCGCTCACGTCAACAAGCTGACAAGCACGCAATTCAGAACAGTATGCGAGGAAGCCTACCGGTTGCAGTCGGAACGCTGAACATGGTACCGTAACGCTCATGAAACTCCATCCTGACACCCCGGTGATGGTCGAATGGTGGGTACACACGCGCATTCCGAGCGTCCATTATGCCGTGGTCTGTCCGTATGCGCAGGCGCTGGCGTGGCACAACCGGGGCCTTCCGATCAGCTGCTTCACCATCGATGCCGATCTGTTCGAGGAGCTGTTTCATGAGCGCAACTCCAAGACCGCAGGATGACGAAGCCATCGCCGCGATGTGCCGGTGGCTGCAAGCGCACAAGATGGTCGCGCTGGGCACCCGCAGCGGCAAGCTGATCCTGCTGCCAGCGGAACAGGTTTACGGCCCCGAATGGACACTCAAGCAGCAAAATGATATCTAGCTACCCGGTTTTACCGGGTACCAAGGAAATATCATGGACCTCGATCCGGTCGGTGCCGATCTCAGCGGCGAGAACCAGCTTACGCTGGATCCCTCCAGCGGTCTCGATCCTTCCCGTCAGGTCAAATATATCGGCACGGCGGCCACCGCCGTCACCCCCAACGTTTCAGCTCCGCTCTATACCGACGTTTCGACCGGAGCAACCATTATGCCGCGCGCGCCGCAGGCGCTGGCAGGCGTGCCGGTGGTCGGTGAGACCACCCAAACCGGTCCGGTGCAGCTGCAGCCGCCCAATCCGCTGAATTTGTCGCTGCAGGCGCGCTCTCTGGTGATGAGCGCGGATCCCAATGCGGCCAGCACGCAGCCGACCATCCAAATGACGCAACGACCAACGCAAGTCGCGCAGCAGGGACCGATCACGCTGGGCGGACCACAAGGCCCGGTGCCGGTCAATCCTCAAGTTCAACTTCGTCCGCAGCCACAACCGGTACCGCAGCGGCCAGCGGCAGCGACCCAATCTGCCGATCCCAACTTGCTGAAAGCTAAAGAAGATTTGCAGAAAGGCATCGACTGGGCGGAAAAGGAAGGCAACAATTCCTTCAACGAGCTTTGGTTCGGCGCCGATGCAACTCGCAAGTTGCGGGACGAAGCAGCCGACAAGCGTCTCAAGATTAAGCAGATCGATGACGCCATCCAGCAGCAGCAGGACATTCAGGCCAAAGGAAGGAATGCGGGTTACAGTTTAAGTCCTAGCGCGACCGACAACACCGTCACCAACGCTCTGGTGAAGGACATGCTGAGCGGCAGGGCGGACGTGGCCGAAAGAGCTTCGCAAATTCTGACCGCCTTCGGTCATGGCGACATGGCCAAGGGTCTCGAAAGTCAGATGGTGGCTGGCATCGAAGGCAGGTTCAAGACCAATCAGGACATCCTGACCCAACTGAATAACGTCAAGACCAACAGCGAGTATGTTGCGCTTAAAGACAAACTGCAAAAACAGGCGGATGCCAACGATCTGACGCTTCCCAGTGTCAATGACAACTGGCGGCCCAAGATCGAGCAGATGGTGGAAGCCGGTCGTCAAGCCATGGTAAAAGTCCAGCGCTATCGTACCGTAGTGGCGCAGCAAAACGACTACACGCCGCACACTGACGAGAAAAAAGCAGCACAGCTGGTCAGCAATCAGAAAATGGCGAACGGCACTGAAGTGATGCCGGGTCTTACGGGAGTGCAAAATCTTGGCAACGGCGTCGAGGGCACCGCCGATGTTTACGGTTCGAACAATTTGCGATTGTACGGCGCGCCCAAGAACAAGGAAGGTTCGTACAACGTCTATGGACCGGAGCAGCGCAAGGTAACCGATGCGATACTGAAAGAAGCGATGCCGCCAGACCAGCGCGGCAAGCTTGCCGGACTTTACCGCATGTACGAAGGTGCCACCCATGACAGCAAGGGCAAGCCGCTGCCACCTCACGAAATCAACACCAATTCAAACATGCTGCAGCTTATTTCCGAAGTTCTGACGGCGGAATTTCGCGAAAGTCCGAATGCCGGTGCCAATGCATCGATGATGGCTCTTGAATTTAAAAATCGCGGCTGGGCGCAGAACAAAGTTGACGATCTGGTAAAATTTTACGCCGGTATCAAGGGTACACTTACTGGCCAAGAGTATAAATACCTGTCCAAGCTGACTGAAACGCAGAAGCGCGACGTTCTGGATTTCGTAAAGCGGTACGCTGACAGGGAAGTAGGCACCAAATTCAAGGGGTTTGCGCATCAGGTCGGCACTTATGGCGGTCATCTGGAAGATACCGGACTGGAAGACGAACTGGTAAACAATCCTGCGCTCAAACGCGCCCGCGATCTGGGCCGCGACGAAGAAGTACTCTACAAATCGCAGCAACCGGCCGTGGTCCGCGAGCATGACCGGGTGTATCCGACCGGACGCGGCAGCAACGTGATGCAAGTGCCGGGGATCAGCGTCAATCCGGTCCCGGCTACCGCGCTTCCGGCGCTGTATCCGGAATTGCAAACGCTCGAGCCAACAGAGCCAGCAAAGCCAGCACAGCCTGCAGCAACTGTTGCCGTCCCTCCTGCTGCTACGCCAATCCCACCCGCAGCAACGGGGGCTACCAGAACTGTTCCTGTCCCCTATAACCCGCGTGCGGGGCAGTATGGCGGCACCAGAGAAGCGCCTGCTGCGCCACAGCCCGCAGCACCCAGCTCTGATGATTTCTGGAAAAGCCGCAAGGGTAGCAGTCTGGAAGACACTTCCATCGGCACCAAGGTGGGAAGCGCCTTGCAAGGTGCGCTGGGTATCTCTTCGGCGCAGGCAGCGGAAGCGCCGCCACCACCTTCTCCGCATTACGAGCAAGCCAACAAGGATTTGAAACTAACTCCGCAAGAACAAAATCTCTACGAATATCATCTGCACAATCTTAACGGTCCGGGTGGTGTCGATAATCCAAACGGTTCTCGCTCGACGTTGTATCAGAGCAGCATTACGCATGGCGACAAGACTTATAACATTCCAACTGTCTATGATGGCCAGATACTCTCGGTAGATCAGGCTGCATCACGCGCAGCTAAAATAGGCTGGGACAAATTTCCGTCTTACAAAACTCCAGAAGAAGCGGAAGCGCGTTATCAAAAAATGCACGCCTATATGGAGAGGGATACTGGAGATTATTTTGCCAGACGAGCACAACAGCCACAGCAATCGCAGCAGCCGCAACAGCCAACTAAGCAAACTCCCGGTGGTCCCGGTACGGGTGCCAAGCCTCCTCCTGCGGTCGCCGCTCCGCAAGGTACGAAGGCAGGTGGTACGTTCGAGAATGGCGTGCCCAGTAACGGCTTTCCAGTCCGGATCAGCAGCAATCCGGTGGCGCGAACCGTCTATGGCGTAGCCGGTCAGACCGCACAGAATGTTACCAAGGGCCAGCCAAATTCAGCGGCGATTACCAACAATTCAGCCATTGTCGCCACCAGTTCGGCAGCTTCCGAGAGCGGTTTCAGACAGAATGAAATCCACGATGGCGGTCGCGGTTACGGTCTGTTCGGACATAACGGAGACCGGCTGGCAGCGATGCATGCGTGGAATGGCAGTAAACCGGGAGAACCTATTCCGCCAAATGTCCAAGTTGCGTTCTACACCCGAGAAATGTCGCGACTGGCGGATGCCGATCCGTTCGTTGCGCGAACGCTTGCCAATCCGAATGCCAGCGCAGAAGACTTGACGCGGGTTCAGGTTCGGCTGGAACAGCCGCAAGGTTACAAGGGACCGAGCACCGAAGAGCGGGCATCCGGCTGGGCGAACCGGCTGGCTTCTACCAGAGAACTGATGGGCGGTGCTGGTGTACAAGGTACCACGCAAACGGCTGGAGCTACCGTTCCTGCTGCTGCTGCGCAACTTGCTACGATACCCTACCCCAATCCGAAGTCGCCGCAGGAAGCCTTGGCAAACTACAAGGCCGGTGTGCGCCTGTCACCGGAGGAAGCTGCGCAGTCAGCACAGCTACGTCAGCAGAGGCTGGATCAGGCGACGGCATCAGCGGCACATAAAGCCCCTGAGTTACTGGGCGCAGCTGGTGGCTTGATTGGGTCAGCGGGTGGTCCTGTTGGTACTGTTGGCGGCGGCGCGATTGGCGGCGCGCTTGGCGGACAGATTGAAAACTATTTCACGGGTGCACCAGAAAAACAAAATATTCCCGGTTACACCGAAGCAGGCGTCTGGGGTGGACTGAAAGGCGCAGTCACTAACATGGGAGGTCCCGGTGTTGGCGGCAGCGTGCTTCGCATTGCAGGCAGCACAGCGGTCCCGGCTGCCAAGGCATGGTACGAAACTGGCGATGTCGGAGAGACCTACGACGCGGCTTTGAGAGGTATGGCGGAAGGTACATTTGGCGAAGCCTTTGGCCGTGGTCTCGGTCTGGCGCATCAAGGATGGAATTATCTTCACACGGCCGGAAAAGCCGAGTTGATTGCTGCTGGCAAGGTGTTGTCGGAGCAGGAAGCGAGGATTATGGGACCGAGCGGCAAGATGGTTGACAATCCGGTCTATCAGCAGGCTGCGGAAACCGCCAAGAAGCTGCATCAGGATCCAGATGTGCTGGCTTACAATTACAAGGAAACGCTAGCAGCCCAAGCCGCAGGAAAAATACCGAAGACGACGGGCGAAGTGCTGACGCAGCGTCCGGGCGCGGTTGCAGAAGCCAAGATTAGCCGCGAGCAGTACAATCCGGGTAAGGAGCAGATTGCCGAAGCTGGCACTGCGGCAACGGTAGGCAAGAATGTTCCACCGGGCACGCAGTTTGCGCCAAAGATCGCTCACGATCCGGTCGCGGCTGTTGGCAAGAACCCAAGTGAGATACCGGACATCCCGAGATATCAGCAAGCCGCAAAAATTGCGCGAGACGAGATGGACCAGAAAGCTGGCAGCTGGAAAGAAATCTGGCAGAACCAGATCAATGCGCGTTCCAACTTGCTGGACAAGGCGCGTAGAGCAGAAGAGGCGCATCCGTATGCTGACCAGAAACAGGACATGAAAGCTTACCGCGCCATGGCCGATGAAGTTCGCAAACAACAAGAGCACATCGCTAAGACGTTGTTGCCACCGGATCGAGCGCAACAAGTAATGAAGGGTCTTAATGAAGCGGATGAAGCGTGGCGTCAGGCAAAAGTGGCTGGCGGCACGGATATCGTCAAAACAATTGCTGGCGGTGGCGACAAGGGACGCGAAGCGCTGGCTGCATTCAACAAGTTAACCGGCAACGATCCTGCTGCAAAGGGAATGCTGGATGCACTGGTTAAGCTTCATAACAAGACAGCGTTCAGCACAACTGGCGGACGTATCACAACGACGGGAGTAGTCACGGGCGCAGCTGCGTTGGCTCATTTCATACCGGGAGTGGGCACGATGGCTGGTCTGGGTATCACTGCTCTTAAAGGACTTCATATGCTACAGCAGCACATGCTGGAGAGAGCATCAGGCAAAACCGCCAATTTCGATGAACTGATCAGACGCCAGTTGTCGAATAAAGCTAAAGCGAGATATCAGCGCGCAGGAGTTTCGGCGGTTGGGCCTGTAGTTGGCGAGGGTGTGAAACAGTATATGCAGAGCGGGCAGAATGAGGAAGCTTCGCCATAACATACACGGCGCATACGCAAATGACGGCCATGGACAGCATCTCTACAAAAAGAACGCGATAGGGCATGATCTATAATCCTTTTCAGCAACCGGAAAAGTTTCCAAGTGACAAATTTCTAGACGCGATTGCTGCTGGTCACACCGACAAGGCAGCAGCGGGACTGGCAGGTTGGACCATTCTGGAAGCTGAAACATTTACCAAGGCTAACGAGCGCGAGTACGAAGTAGCCGACAATAAACGGCAACATACCTACGAAGAATACCTGATGGCGACCGGACGCGGTGTCGACGTGGCGCGCGTCGCGCTGCGACAGGAAACCCGGTCGTGGGTGCAGAAGGCGGAACCGCTGCCAGTCAAGATCATTGAAGATTACATCGACTGAGGAGGATACCATGACAGATACCGCTACTACTACTCCTGCTACTCCCACTACGCCTCCTGTTGACAAGGCTGTGCTCAAGGAAAAAATGCAGGTAAAAGTCAACGAAATGTTCAGTGACGAAAAAACCGATCCGGTTATTGTCGAGCGCGTGAACCAGATCGTCAATGACGCTATCGCCGGGATGCCCGAAAAGTTGATACAGCTTTCTACGGAAAAACCTGAAGAAGCGATGATGAAAAAGTTGAAAAAAGATGTCGAGCGGATGACTGCCAGCATCCAGCCACCGGAATTGGCGGATAAGATCAAGGGCATTCCTTCGGCCATCGAAGCTGCGATTGCCGAAGGTGATAAGCCTGTAATTCCTGCAGCTCCCGGTCCTGCTAATACTGTTCCGACAGCACCACCAGCTCCGGAGCATCAGTTGCAGCCGTATTCTGCAGCCTAGGCTTCTTCCATTTCCAAATTGCAATCACGGCAATTCAATTTTGCCGTGATTTTCGCCCATGCGTTCTGGCCGCATTCCGGGCAGACGAACTTGAATTTCGAAGTCTTGCCTTTTTCTTTCTTGCTGGCTGTGATGATGTCGCCAAACAATTTCATATCGTAGTTTTCCTGAAATTTTTCGTAAGCGACATCGAAGCGACCGCCTCTGACGATCTTGTGGCTGACATAGCGCCCGGTTTCGTTGCCTTCGCCGTCATCGGGCTGCAATCCGATTTGCTTCATCATCGCTGCCCATTGCTTGTTGTGGTAGGCATTTTTCGGCGGTTTGCCGTGTTCCTGCTGCAACTGGTGCACCATTTCATGGACCAGCGTGCCGAAGGTGTCCTTGGGTTTGCGCTCGCGGATATGCGACGGGTTCAGCGCGATTTCGTGTACGGTGGTCTTGCTGCCATTGGCGGCGAACCGGTCTGCACAGAAATAGCCGTAAGCGCTGCGATGACGATGCAGCAGGATCAGGCTGTCGGACAGTTTGCTATCAAACAACTCTTTGTTAAAAAATGTAAAAGCGTCGTGCAATACGACATAGGTCTCCATCGGTTTCATTCGAATGCTCCTGATTTCGGTATCGTTATCGTATACAATTTCACGGTACCGTCAAGAGCTTAAAATAGTACTTTTGTATACACAATGACGTGATAACGTCCCTTGCATCGTCCATCCAAGCGAGGGAACTGAAATGGTCAACATCGTCAACGCAACGGCCCTTGGCGGTGGTTTCCGCCATTATTCTGGTCTGGTGCCCATGGTTCTGGGAGCGGGCGATCCGCACCATGCGTCGGTCCGGATTTATCACGTTCCAGCTGCCAATCCTGCTGCGATCTTCCGTGGCGATATTGTCGTGATGGCTAGTTCGGCAATCGGCATTCAAGGCGGCGCAGATATGCCGTACAATATCAGCGCTCCCAGCGCTTCTGTGCTGATCGGCGGCGGTGGCGGCACCGGACTTGGCAACCAGTCCATGACGCCAAACGTCACACGATGGGTGCCGGGAGATGTTGCCGCCACCAGCATCATTGCGGGTGTCGTTGTCGGCTTTGGTCCCATCACGCTCTATCAGGCAAAAAATGGTTTTCAGTACGTCCCGGCTTCAACCGAAGCGTGGGTGGCTGTCGAGACTGATCCGAGTGTTGAAATGTACGCGACCGTGCCGACGGTGCCGGGCACTGCGTTCAACCTCAATCTCAACAGCGGTGCGGACGTCAAGGCTAATGCCGGTCAACAGTCGGCGCGCTTTGGCATTTCTGGCCTTTCGCTCGATCCGGCCTTCGCCAATACGGCCACGTTGCCATTGCGTATTCTCTCAAGCGGTGATGAGATCGGCAATGATCCGACAGCGCCCGGTTTCATTGCTAAGGTTACTTTCAATCCTGCACGGCATTTCCGTGGTACGGGTGGGTTTGTTGCCACCTGAGAGGTGACTTATGGCTGGCATCGATCTTCTGAACCAATTTCCAAAATCGAAGATGGCCGGGGCTGCTAAACTGGGGCAATCGTATTTTCGTTCGAGTGAAACAGTCAGCGTCACAGGACCGGCTTTGAAGTCCGGCAGTGCGACGATGGCCAGTGTGAACGGCACCACGTCAACGGCGACCCTGCTGGCGTTGTGCGGTCTCACCACGTCGTTTTCATACATCATGTTCACCATTGTCACGTCGGCAGCCGGAGTCGCCATCGCGCAAAGCGGCAACCCGGCTGTAGTCTATCCGCAGGGTTCGACTGTGACGTTCAGCAATGTCTCGACAACGACAAATCAGCTCTCGGTCATGACGGCTTCTGCCGACGTGGTGACGGTGAATTACGAGGGAACCTAAGTGGCTGGCATTGGCGACAGCATGCTGTTTCCAAGATCGAAGATGGCTGCGGCTGCCCAGCTGGGACAGTCGCGGTTTCGTTCGAACGAAGTAATCAGCGTGCAACAAAGTGGTGGAGCACCGCCACCAATTACGCCAACGACTTTAAATCCTGCCGACAAAGATACGCATATCACGCTGTCAAACGGTAATCTGACAGCTGTCGGAACGGCGGGATGGACTGGTCTTGTTCGCAGCGTTTCTCCGCAATCGGCGGGCAAGTTTTACTGGGAAACCACGTTCAATGCCACGCAATCCCAGAGTGGCGTTGGATTAGCGATTGGCTCGCTTGCAGTAGCGACGCAGACATTCAGCAATGCGGGGACTGGCAAAAGTGGGCTTATACAATTAGGCAATGTTTTTGTTGATGGTAGCGCTACTCTCACTGTTGGTGGCGTACCCGCATCAAATGTTTCATTTGGGACCGTCCCTAGTGGCGCTGTGATCTGTGTTGCGGTAGATTTGACTGCGCAATTGATTTGGTGGCGGCTTGGAGCGGGCGGTAACTGGAATAACAGTGCGGGCCGCGATCCGGTGGCAGGTACTGGCGGTGTCAGCATTCCGAATGTGGGAACGGCATATCCGACCGATTGTTTCGGTGGCGCGGATACGCTGATTTCTAATTTCGGCGCTAGCGCCTTTGTTGGCGCAGTGCCTTCTGGATTTACAGCAGGATGGCCTGCTGGTGCTGCACCGATATTTCCTTCGGGCGTTACTGGCGTAATTGGCTGGTGGGACGCCAGTATAGCGGCGAGCCTGACATTATCCGGTTCGGATATCCTCGCCATTGCTGATCAAAGTGGCGGCGGCAACAATTTGAGTTGGATCGGTTTAGCTAAACCACAGTACAACGCGACAGGTTTCAATTCCAAACCGGCGTTTGTATTTGGTGGTACGGCTGTTGCCAACGCATTCACAAATGCAGCATTCCCGATGGGCACCGGCAATGCGCTTACGATCTGGTACGCCGGAAATTTCAACAGCGCCTCTGGCGGTGCCAATTGCGGCATCATTTCCTATACCGGTCAGGGTCAGGTTAGCGATGCCAACAACGCGGCTTCGTTTGTACTCTATGCTAATTCTGCTGCGGCGATAGCAATCGTAAGAAACAGCGTTACCTTGTTCGTAAATTGCACCGGTAACGCAAATCATCGAGTGATTTTAACAATTGATCCAACTGGCGTGATGACGCCCTATGTCGATGGTGTTTCTCAGGCTCCGAGTACATCGGCGGGCAGTTGGAGCACGCCCGGCACCGTTAACATCGGCCGCAGCAAAGGGCTTAGTTACTGGGCAGGACCGATGGGCGAGGCCGGTATCGCCACTGGCTATAGCAACGCCGCCACGGTGGCGCAGCTCGATGCGTACCTCAAGAGCAAGTGGGGATTGTGAGCATGATGCCCGGCAGCACCAATCTCAACATCTATCGCGGCGACACTGGACGCTGGCAATTCAAACTGTGGATCGACACGGCGCGGATCCAACCGGCTGATCTGACCGGCGTGACCGTCAGCGCCACGATACGGGACAAGGCGCTTGGTGGTAGTGCTGAAACAGCGCTGGCCTGTACGATCACATCGCCAAACATCGTCAACATGTCGCTGACGCCGGATCAAAGCCGTAATCTGCCAGCGGTAGGGGTCTGGGATTTGCAGCTGGCTTATCCCAGCGGCGATATTTTCACCGTACTGAAAGGCAGTGCTATCGTCACGCAGGATGTTACCCGTCCGAATGTCGCAGTCCCATTGGCGCGTGTGCGATGAACCAGATTACCACCATCGATGTTCATTTTGATCCTTCGACGGTGGAGGTTGTTGAAATTTCCGGTCTGTCGCTGGTCGAATTTGTCGAGACGGCCGGGGTGGTCGGACCAAAGGGTGATCCCGGTCCGAAAGGCGCCGACAGCACTGTGCCGGGACCACCGGGTGCGACAGGCGCAACAGGCGCGCGCGGTCCGGTAGGTCCGACTGGACCGGCTTCGACGGTACCGGGACCACCGGGTACGACGGGTGGAATGGGTCCGCAAGGCATGCCCGGTCCTCCCGGCATAGCTGGCACAGCCGGTCCTCCCGGTGCGACCGGACCAAAAGGTCAAGTCGTCAATACTGGTATCCTGCTGCCTTACTATCTGTTCTTGGGCGGCAGCCCTTATTCGGATGCCAACGTCCAGCGGCTGCTCGACGTGATGAAGTCTAATCACGACGTGCCGGTGCTGGTGATCATCAATACGCCGACGAGCGGGCCGGGGACCGTCGCTGATCCGAATTACGCGGCGCTGATTGAATTGGTGCAGGGCGCGGGCGGCAAAGCGCTTGGCTATGTCGATACCGCTAACGGCACCCGGCCCGAAGCGGATGTCAAGAACGACATCAATCTTTGGCTCAGTCTTTATCCGGCACGTCCGATTGACGGAATTTTTCTGGATGAGATGCCGTACGACGCCAGTTACGTTGCTTTGTATAAGCGCTATACCGATTACTGTCATGGTCTGGGCTTAAATCCGGTCGTCGCGAACCCCGGTGCAAACCAGCAACCGGCTTGGTTCTCGACCTATACGGCCGACGTCATCGTCGTGAATGAAAATTCGACATGGCCGACTGAAGCCGATATGGAAGGTAACTTTGAAGGCGGTCACGCCGATTATCCGCCGACACGTCGCGCAGGCTTGGTTTATAACCAGCCGACGCTCGATACCGGGTTGCTGGATACGCTACGCAAAAATGTTCAGTGGGTTTATGTCACCAACGACAACCTTCCTAACCCTTGGGACACGTTGCCAACTTATCTGGAGCAGTTGTTTGGTGCAGTCAGTCTAGCTTCAACCGTACCGGGGCCTGCCGGGCCAGCAGGGCCTGCCGGGCCGACTGGACCAGCTTCAACCGTGCCGGGACCACCGGGTGCGACTGGTCCACAAGGGCCACAGGGCGCGACAGGTGCAACTGGCAGTCAAGGACCGCAAGGCGCCACGGGCGCAACCGGCAGTCAGGGACCAGCCGGTCAGGGCGTACCGTCGGGCGGTACAGCTGGTCAGGTGCTCTCTAAAGTCGACGCCACGAACTATAATACGCAGTGGTCGACACCGAGTAGCGGTGGCGTCGCGGCATCCAGCGTTACATTCGCACCGGCTGGCAATATCGCGGCTACTGATGTGCAAGCGGCGTTGGTCGAATTGGACAACGAGAAGCTAGCACTGACCGGAGGTGCGGTGACGGGTGCTACGTCGTTTACGGGCGGCGTTACCATGGGGAGCGTTCTGGCGGCTTCGCCAACCGACCTGTCGAAGCATCTGGCTGTTTTCAGTACGACTTACGGCCTCAATTCCACGACATCACAGCTCAATGTCGTTGCGGGCGGGGCGCGGCTGAATTTCTTCACGGCGCAGGGTCTGCAAGGTCCGATTGGTGCAGCTACGCCGAATACCGGAGCATTCACCACGCTGTCGGCTTCCGGCGCGGTTAGCGGTACCGGTTTTACTAATCTGCTGGCGCCTTATGCCTTGCTTGCTTCACCGACATTTACCGGTGACCCGAAAGCGCCGACACCAGCGGCGGGCGACAATGATAATTCGATTGCAACAACGGCTTTTGTTACAGCCGCATTGGTTGCGTCCACGCGCGGTTATCTCGCGGGCCTCGGGATGTCGACGCCGGGTGCGTCGGCGAATTTTACCGTGCAATCCGGCATGGCGATGGATAGCACCAATGCTGTGATGATGACGATGCTTTTATCAATCACCAAGAACATGGGTGCGTGGGTGGTGGGGGCCGGGGGTGCGCTCGACACCGGTACCATCGCGGCTAGTTACTACGACGTCTATCTGATCCGCCGCCCTGATACTGGCGTGGTCGATGTGCTGCTGACGATCATGGGCAACGCGCCGACGCTGCCAGCCAACTATACGCATTATCGACGCATCGGTTCGCTTAATAACGGCCTCAACGTCAACCAGTGGAATAAATTCGTCCAGACCGGCGATGAGTTTCTGTGGGATGCGCCGATACAAGAATTTAGCGGTGCAGCTGTCGGGACAAGCGGTCTTGTTGGCGTCGCGATAGCACCACCGAACTGCGAGGCGATCCTGCAAGCAGGCATGCAATCCAACACGGCGGCCACGCTGGCGCTGATCCATTCGCTGGTGGCTAATGCCGCCGCTATCGTCAACAATCCGGTTGGAAACACTCAATTTATCTGTGCTGTGGCCAACAGCCCTGCCTACGCCACCGTCAGGGTTCGGCTTAATGCCTCGCGGCAATACCGCATCGTCTCGAATGCGACGGCGGCGACCTGCCAGTTCTATGTCACGACACTGGGTTATATTGACCGACGCGGGAGGGATGCCTGATGCCACCTAAATCACAAGCACAACGCGGTGCGATGTACGCAGCAGCCGCAGGAAAATCAACGCTCGGTATCCCCAAGAAAGTTGGCAAGGAATTTGTCAAAGCCGATAAGCCGGGAAAATTGCCAAAGCGAAAGAAGAGCAAACGATGAAACCAGCACAAACCGAAAAACAGGCGCAAGTGGTTGCAACTTATTTTCTAGCCAAACAATCCGGCTTGTTCCAGCCGGGGCAGCCGCTTATACTGGCTGAGACCTTGGTACCGCGAAAATCGAAGGAAAAACCGCATGACAACCTTCAAAAATCAAGTCAACGCCTTCGGAAATAGTGCCGGTGACGACTTAGAAAAACACGTCACCAGCTGGCGCGGCGCGGGCACTTCATTCCCAAAGGGCAAGCTGAAGCGCTATCCCGGTGCTGTAGGCGATATTTCTGGCGGTAACCGCCGTCTGGCAAAAGCCCAGCATGGCGATGGTGGCGGCTCTGCTACCAGTTTCTGTGGCAAGAATGCTTTTACCAAAGGCGGGAAGGGCAAATGAATGTTCTACCGGCCCGGCGGCACCAGCGGCAGAATTAACGCTCAGTATGACGAGTGTTATAGCGATCAGGTCGGCGGCGCGACCGGTTTCCTGCCGATCAACAAAGGCGACTGGATCGCCGTCAACGCTTGCCGCGCGTCGATCACCTATCAGAACCCCGGATCGTCTATCGTAACGAAAGAGACAGCTGCACCTGAGATGGAGTTGCTGCTGGAAATGAAGACCATCGGCGGTCAGAAGGATGTCGAAAGCTGGCCGATTGATCAGTGGCAAAATCTTGTTGTTGCGACGGGGATACGCGCGCACCGCGCGGGGTTCGTGCGATTGCGTATTCTCAGCATCAACAATGTCGACGGGACCGGTCTCGCCATGGCGCTGCAAGTCACAAGAACGGGTGACATGGGAGAAACATCGTGAGCGGATTTAGCACGCCCCGTTCCAACATTGACAACATATCCAAGTCATACGGCTCTATTCTGCGCGGCTACGGACCACCGGTCCCGAAAGCTGGCGTGGTCGGTGATCTCTACATGGACGTGCAAACCTTCCAGTTGTTCGAGAAGCGCAGCACGGGGTATCTCGATGATTGGGGTCACTATCTTTTTATTTTGCCGTCGAATTACGTAAGTTCTTTGAAATGGTTCGGACCCAGCAGACCCAGCGACAGCATTGGCGTGACTGGCGATTATTATCTGCAGTGGGGTGGTTACAACAACTATGGAATGCAGCTGACTGTCTGGGGTCCGAAGGGATGGGCTGGATGGCCGGAAAACGGCACGGGTACCTCTGTCGTCATTGTGGATGGCGCGGTCCACCAGTTTGGATTGCTGGATGAAGGTCCGAATAAGACGGACATGGCGCTTACTCAGTTGCTCGCTATCGGACTGTTCGAGGAGTACGTTATTCCTGCGTTGGTCACAGCGGATATTAACGATAGCGTGGTGCGGCTGGGAGTGCAGACTACTGGCAAGCTGGTGACAACTCCGCTCAACAATCTCTATACGGCAGAAGACGGGCACGCAATCTGATGTCATACAATCCAGCAAATGACTTCGTAGGCTTGTGGCGCGCTCAAACCGGTGGCGCCGTCAAAGGTGAGATGCCCGGTCTCGATTTCGTGGTGGCCGCGCTTGGCCGCGCTGGCATCATCAATGTCGCGTTTTCTCCGACCGCGCCGACCTCGAACCAAGCGGCGACCGCATGGTTCAAGACGACTTCGCCAAGCTATCAGGGCGAAGGCTCGATCTATTTCTGGGACGCCAACTCAAGCTCGTATCTTCTGGGAACGCCAGCTACGTTTGCCAGATATTTGACGACAGTTGCGCAAACTGTCTGGCCAATGACCGGTGTGCCGAATACCGGTCCAAATAACGCTATCGGCGTCAACGGCGATTGGGCTTTCAGGACTGACCAGAATGGCGGCATCTACGGTCCGAAAGCAGGCGGTTTCTGGCCTAACAATCCGATACCGGGTTCGTCTTACGGCCAGTTCAGCAGCTTTCTGGATGTGATGGGTCCGCAGATGGGGGCTCTTACCTATCGCGATGCGTCGGCGTGGCTACCGCTACAACCGGGCACCAGAGGTCAGGTTCTGCAAACCCAAGGCCCTGCCGCGATCCCTGTCTGGGCGTCTCTTTCAGGTGGCGCGATTGGTTCGCTTGCGCTTGGTAACGGCACGACGGCCAATAACCCATCGGGTGCGGCTTATACCGGTACGTGGGCTTCAGTGTCGAAATTTACTGTTGGCGGGACCGACGTCTATCTGATGATCCGCACGGCTTAAGAGGTTACAGCCATGGCCTATTTGCCGGATACTGACTTTGTTGGCCTATGGCGCGCTGTTACGGGTGGCGTCCAAAAAGGTGAGATGCCGGGACTGGACTTCGTAGTGGCTGCGCTCGGTCGTGCTGGCATTATGAGGATTGTAACTTCTTCATCGCCACCGGTCGTCAACCAAAGCACGACGGCGTGGTTTCAGCCTGCCAATCCGACGTATTCGGCGGAAGGCAAACTGTTTTTGTGGGACCCGAATTTAAACGTGTACGCGCCAGCTACGCCGGAACTGTTTTTCAGCAGCGGCAGTAACACTGGCGGTAGTGGTGGCGATGGTGGTGGCGGTGGTGGCGGTGGTGGCGGTGGAGGAGATACGGATATGGTTATCATTTCGGGTACGGCGCCTTCCAATCCTGCCACCGGTCAGGAATGGTGGGATGGCACAACAATGAAGCTCTGGACCGGTACTGCTTGGGTGCCGACGAGCGGCGGCGGTGCGGTCACGACAACAACGCCGGTTTTGTCTCTGTCAGTTCCAGCTACGCTCAATGTTGCGGCAGGCGCGTGGGCAGAGGTACCGTTCGCATCTACGCCTTCGATAGACACTTATGCTGGTTTTGATCCAGTTACTTATAAATACACTCCTAAAAAAGCTGGACATTACATATTTAGTTCGCGCCTCTATCTTACAGCGTCTGGTGGGCTGCTTGGTTTGTTACTGCCTCGTAACGACAGCGGTGCGGGTATTGGTTCATCTATGGGAGTTGATTACGTCAGTGTAGCGATATCGTATTCAGCAAGCGCAATAACAGGATGGGAAGCCGCGACCGACATAGCCTATATGAATGGCGTCACCGATTATGTGCGACTGTGGTGCTGGTGCAGCGGACCGATTGTCGGGACCAGCATTCCGATATTGCGTGGATGGTTGCTGCCGTAGGAGCACCGGATGGGTGGCGATGGTAGCGATGGCAGCGATGGTAGCGTAGGTGGCGGCATAGGTTCTGACGCTGCCGCGTCTGATAGCGCAGCCGCTGCGGCTGCTGGCGGCATTGGTGGCGGCATCGGTAGTGATGGCGGTGGCGGCGAAGGCAGTGCTCCGTCCGGTCCCGGCCCCGGAGACGATGCCAGCGATCCCGGCGATATCGGCAGCGAGACTGGTCCCAGCATCGGTACTGCTGCATTGGCAGCAGCGGCAGACGCCCAAGCTGCAATGGCTGCACTGGCGGGGCAGTATGGTTACGCCGCTCCCAGCATGACCGCTGCAGAAGCGCAAGCCGCTCAAACCGGCTTGGGACTATTTGGCATCGCTCCCAGCGTCAATCTTGGTCTTCAAGGTATCGATCTTGCCGGTCCTGTTACGGCAATGGAGGACCCGGAAACTGATCTTTCACAAGAAAATTTGGCAGCTCTGAATGCGAAGGCTGTTGCCCTAGGTTTGATGAACCCTGATGGCACACCCGGTCCAAACGCCGCTACTCTTTCAGAAGCGGCTAACCCGGCTCTTGCTTCGCAACAAGCTACGTTAGGAACGCCGACCGGAATTGCAATTGGTCAGCAAGCGGTAGCTGCGCAGAACCAAGCGCAAGTAAACATGGCCGACATGACGGACGCGTTACCCGGAGTAATGGGAACTGCGATTGGCCAGCAGGCACTTGGCACACAGGCGGACGCGCAAGCTGCGATGGCTGCGTTGGCATCGCAATACGGTATTGCACCTACTGCGCCTACCGCTCCCACATCAACTTCTGTTTTTGGTGCCGTTCCGAGTGCAGCAACTTTGCCTTCAATGACTTCGCAATCGATAGCGGCAATAACAGCTAATCCGGGTGCCGCTATTAACGGTGTAGGTGCGTTTGGCACTGCTTCACCGGGTAACCCCGGTACTGCAGCATTAGGAACTGCTGCGGGTTTGGGTGAAAGTGTATCGGGTATTCCCGGAAATCCCGGTTATGGTTTTGCACAAGCAGTAAGCCCCGGTCCAAGTCCAAATGAGCCACCGGGTTCGCCAAACAATCCCAATGCAGTTACGTCCGTTTCTATTCCAAGCATCGCTGCGCCCGTTGCGCCCATGGCCACGGTACCGGCAGTACCTACTGCTGTTTCCGGTGTTGCTGGCTTTGGTAATAATTTTGGATATGCTCCATCAGGTAACATGGCAGGTATCCCCGGATTTGGTCCAGCTACTGCTACTGTTGGATATACTGACGACCCTGCTTCTCAAGACCCAACAGCAAATTTTCCAACACCCAATCTTCCGGCAACTCCTACGCCGACAGTAACCAGCGCTCCCTTGCCAGCCATTGCACAGGAAGACCCGGTCGATCCGACTGAAATTCCGACACCTTTTACTTTTGCGCAGCTACCAACGCAAGTAACGACTGCTCCGTTGCCGCCGCAAGTGCCGATATCACAGCCGACACCTATAACGGCGTATCCTACGCCACCGGTAACTATTGCTCCGTTACCACCGCAAGTGCCAGTATCGACGCCCAATTTGTCGTTGCCGCCGCCTACGCCGCCTGTACCGATGGAAAGCAAGACACCACAAGCTTTGATCGATGAAGCCAAGCAACAATTAGAAGCTCAACAAAATGTACCGCCTGTCGTAGTAGCGCCGCCGCCTGCCGTAGTAGCGCCACCGCCTGCTGCGATACCAGCCCCTGCGCCAGCACCCGCACCAGCGGCCACCGCAGCCTCGCCTGCAGCTGTTCCGGGGCAGAACCTCACCGGATTTACACCGGGTTCTAATCTAGCTGGCTTTGGCTCTTTTGGTGGGGGAGAAGGCAGGCTGTACAGCGACTACGGTGGGAATATCGCACAGATGGCTCAACCAACACAGATAGCCCAGCAGCCAGTCCTGAACCTCAAGGGGGTCAACCCGCTCACGCTCGATAAGTCGCTGTTGCCGTTGTGGTGGCAGCAGAACATAGCCGCATGAACTACCCTTGGGACATTCCTGACAAGCGGACCGAGATCAACCGTAAGCTCTGTGATTTTGAATGGTACCGCGAAAGGTATCTCTACATCCGTCCCCGAGAAGGTGGAGCGCGGAAGCTGTTCCACATCAACGCTGCCCAAACCGTCTTGAACAACCGGCTGAAGGCGGAACTGAAAGAACACGGGAACCTGCGCTCGCTGGTTCCCAAAGCGCGGCGGATGGGCGTCAGCACCTATATCAGCGGACGGTTCTTCCACAAGACCATCACCCAGAGGGGCCGCAGAGCCCACGTGGTGGCCCACAGGAACGACAGTGCCTCCAACATCCACAAGGAAGTCAAAGAGTTCTATGCGGGCCTCCCAGAGCCTTTGCGGCCCTCTCTGGGAGCATCCAATGCTCGCGAACTGCTGTTCGACAAGCTGCAATCCACTTACAAGGTGTCATCTGCAGAAGGTGGCGATATCGGACGGTCCGACGACACACATCTGCTGCACATGTCGGAAGCCGCCTTCTTTGACAATTCGGAAGACTTGTCATCCGGTCTGATGAAAACCGTGCTGGATATCCCCGGCACCGAGATCATCATGGAGAGCACCGGCAACGGCGCTTCCGGCATGTTTTTTGACATGTGCGAACAGGCGCATCGCGACAAAAATAAGGGTCTCTGGCGGCTGCACTTCCTCGCGTGGCACATCATGCCGGAATACGTTCACGAACCGCCAACAGGTTGGGAATGCCCGCGCGAATTTGTTGACTACGGAAAGTTACACGGTCTGACCCTTGCCCAAATTTACTGGTATTACCGCGAGAATTATACGCTTGCTACGATGAACGGCGGCACGCCGGACAGCATTCACCGGTTAACCAAGCAGGAATTTCCGGCGAGCTATGCTGAATGCTTCATGACCGACAGCACGCTGGATTTCTTTCCAGCGTCGTTGGTGCAGCAGGCGATGTTGTCGAAGGTTGAGCCGACCGTCGGCGCGCTCAAGATTATATCGGTTGATCCGGCAGGAGATGGTAGCGATGACCCATGGGTCTGCGACAGACAAGGTTGTGTCATTGGCAAGCGCATCTGGGGGGCCATCAAATCCAAGGACCAGAACGTACAGGCCGATTGGCTGGTTAGTTCTTTTCGCCGTTTTGGCATGGATGCCATTCTTATTGATAGCGGTGGGCTTGGAAAGGGTCTGGTTGATGCTTGCAGGCTACGAATGCGTAATCAGGCCGACCGGGTTGTAGCCATCAATTTTGGCAGCGGTGCCAACAACGCCGTGCAGTTCGGCAACAAGCGAGCTGAACTGCATTTCAAATTTCAAATGTGGTTGCAGGGTCAAGTCAGAATGCCGAATGACAAGCTGCTGCAAGAACAGTGCGCAGCTTACAAGTGGGGGACCGGTGGTTGCCGCCGCGACGAACTGGCGCGGCTGTTCATGACACCGAAGGAAAAAATCCGGATGGAAATCGGCCGGTCCCCCGACATGCTTGATGCGATAGCAAACAGCTTCGGCATTAACGATTATGCGTTGCAGCCTACTTCTTAGATGGCGTCGGTACTGGTGCAGACGGCACAATCACGCCGATAGTCTGCCAGCCGTTGTCCGGCGTCCAGACCGCTTTCCACGCGACTTTGCCGGGCGCTTCTGGAGGAGCGGTGCTGTCCGGTGGGACGGCAATCGGCGGGCGCGCGCCGGGACCACCACCCCAGATGTAGATCGGTCCCCAACCGCCTTCCGTGTCCGGTGGCAGTACGATGGGGTGCGAGGGCTGCGGCAGATCACCGGGTAGCGTGTGGTCCGGCTTCGGCGGCGTACCAGTTGGCGGCGTACTTCCTGCAGGAGGCATCGCAATCGGATGCTCCGGATGTGGCTGTTCACCGGGCAGTCCTTGATCGGGATGGACGGGTGCACCGGGTGGCAGCGGAAAGAAGATCGGATGTTCCGGATGCGGCAATTCACCGGGTAGCGTGTGATCGGGCCTTGGCGGTTGTCCACCGGGCTGTCCACCGCTGGGTGGCGTCGGTCCCGGCGACGGACGCGGCGGCGCTGATGCTGAACTCAGCGGCATAATCAGCGCAGTGTAGACGACTGGTCCTTGGGTCTTATCGGCCATGCTCTTCTCCCTGTTAATACGGTCGGATCGTAAGTTTACTCTTACCTTTTTTTGGTGGTTCGTCCACGTCCAGCATGTCAGCTTTCACTTCATGCATCCGGCTTTTTAGGCTGTGTCTAGCAGCAAGTTTGCGATGGTCATCAGCGGTCATGCTTTTTGGTTTTGCGGTAGGTTTGACTGGTTTTTTGCTCATACTTTTATCCTCCAGCCTGCACCTGAAAATTGACCTTTGGTAATCCCGGCGTTGTTAGTAACTTCGGTGTCTGCATACTTGGAATTGAATTGCCTGTTACGCGGGTCCAGACCAGCGTACATGTCATGCAGTCTCTGACGTTTCAGCTTGTCGTAGGCCCACGTAATGCGAACATCGCGTTCCATCAGAATGGGCCGTCTGATTTTTCCTTCCTTGCTGACACCGGCAACCTTGCCTTCGAACAAGGCCAGCAAACGCGGATTGGTCGTTGGTTTCCAGTGATACCGCATGGCTTCTGCCAATTCTTGCACATCATCGTTGATGATGTGAAACGACAAATTTGAATATTTTTCTCGATCCGGAATGTAGAGCGGCAGAGGCCGGTCCAGCGTCAGGTTGGCAACGATATCCTTGATCTCCTGTTCGTCCGGAGTGTCTTGCAACGCAGCCATGGCGTCGCCAGCTTCTGGTGCTTCCGGAATATCTGCAGGCGGGTTCGGAACAAGGTTCTCGGGAAGGCCGGTGTTCATGCTTCCGGACGGAACGAACGGATTGAATGGCGGTGTTTCGGGCATCTAGCAACCTCGACAGATACTCGGTTTGTACGGCTCAGCTGGTGGCAACTCTTCTACTTGAGACTGCTTATCGAAAGGGATGTGGAACGCTTCCGCTCATGAAAGCAGTGATCGCGTAGATGATGATCAGAAGTAGGAAAATAAACCATATCCCCTGCACTAACCTCGCCGGGATCGGCGTGATGAAGGTATTTACCCCGTAGATGATAAGCCAGATAACCCCGGCGAGGACAATTGCTCCGATCAAAAGCCAAAGTAATGCGACTGCGATTGCGGCCATTATGTCACTACCTTGCCGTTGATGCTGATGGTTACGTCACCGATGACCGTAATGTCGATTTGCGCGGGTACTGGTTTTGGCTTGGGCGGTTTGACCGATCCAGCCGGACTGATCCACGCCAGCAGCTCGTCGTCGGTTCCGTCGAAACGATTGAGATCGACCAGACTGCCGTCGATGCCGTTGACTGTGCCGCTTTCCGAATACTGCCACAGCGCCCAATGGGAGTAGGTTTCAGTTGACCATGTTGGCGTGCCAGAGGTGTACTGTGCCAGCCACAGGTCGGTGTTTTTGGCCAGCAATTCGTCGTGGCTCGAAAGCTGTTCTTTCAGCAAATGCCCGCTATAGACCGTGATCTGCAAACCACGCGGATCGTCCAGCAGCGTTTGTACCGCTTCGTGCAAATCATCGAGGCTACAGCCATCTTCTTCGTAATCGATTACTACCCGCTCGCCCGGCACCGGGTCGATGGTTTTCAAATAAAAATCCATCTGGTTGCTTGCATTGCCGGGCTTGATCCAGTGATAGGTACAGCATTTGATCCCGGCCTTGATTGCGTTGCTGATATTTTTGGCGCGGTTCGGATCGACATAGCTCGAACCTTCGGTCGCCTTGTGGATCATGGCGATGACGCCAGCAGCACGAACTTCAGTGAAGTTGGGAAAATTTTGCCAATGACTGATATCGATGCATTTTACGACTTCACTCATTTGCCTGCATCCTCCAGTAGTTTCTGCACATCATCGCAGTGTTCAGGCACGGTGATAATTTTACCATCGGTCAGGCTGATGATGCAGCGCACGTCATCGGTGTAGAACTTGTTCGGTTGGTCGTCTTTAGCCGCTCTCAAGCTAGTGACTTGCTTTGGATTAATGACAACCTCATGCCCGTCAAGAGTGTGCAGCACGATCAGGCGCAGCACGATTTCCACAACGGTCATTTCTTGCCCTTCGTCCTTTGATCTGCTGCATAGGCCGTGCTTAACGCAGTCTCGATATACTTCTGACGTTGTTCCTTGGTAGCATTGCGCGTGAACTTGTCGGCTGAAGCCCTGATGATATCAGCAGTTTCTTTCGGTGCATCCGACAGCTTCAACCATGGTCCGCTGGATGACCGGCGTGGGATCGCGCGTGCTGCATTGTCGGATGGCGCATCAGTCTTTTTGCGCGCAGCTTTCTTGGGTTCAGCTTCCGGATCGTCGTTTGCTTCTTCTTCTTCTTCTTCATCTTTGGGATTGAACTCGTCTTCAACGGCTTTGATAAGTTCATCCGCAAATTCTTCTGCGCTCTTGAAAGCTGTCGGTTCCATGTTCTTGCCAAACTCCACTGCTTTGGCTGACCGGCGCGGGTCTACGCCAAACCACGGTGCTTTGGTTTTCAGAACATCGCGGATATCGGTATTGGTGAATGCCGGTGTGGTTTTCTTGGCTTCTGTGATCGCCAATTCCGAAAGTTGCCGCGTAGCATTTCTGGCGGCATTGATATCGCCAACCTGCACGGCGCTGTCGAGCGCATGAACCAAGCTGTTTCGTTGCTGTTGGCGTATCAGGATTTCAACATCGTCAGCCATGGCTAGCTCCCGTATACTACTCGCTCGCGAACACCGACATCGGGCTCAAGATCAGGCTGCCTCATGTTATGAAGATCGCCGTCAACAATTCCTTCGTCGGTCCATTCCAACGTAGCTGGATCAGGCATGTCTGCTGCTGGATAGACTTTGATTACGTCGTTGAAAGTGGAGATATAGCGCCAGCCTCCAATCGTATTCAGGATACCTTTGCCAGCTTGAAAGAAAGTACCAGCGCCCCAGCGGATCAGCACCCAATCGCCAATCTCGGCAGTCTGATCTGTAAATCCTTCCCGGCCCTTATAGGCAAATGCCAGCGGTCCTTTTTGCCGGATGATCCCGGCTTGTACGCTGGATGAATTAATCTCGCGCGCGATATCGGGTATCCAAATGCTTCGTACTTTGCTTGGCGGATACGGAATTTGAATGGTGATGTAGTCGCGACACGGCGTACCTTTGTCATGCGGGATATCAAAGCCATATATACTCAAGGTTGTGCTCCTATTGGTGCTCCTTGCGAAGCTCCTCCATTAACTGGTCTGGGGGCAGGTCCAACAATTGGCATACCCACTGGTAGGCTACCGCCTTGCCCTGCTGGATTTGGTCTACCGGGCGGCCCGATAGGAACTCCCCCATTAGCCGGTCCCGGCGTTGGTCCAAAACCTGCTTGAGGCGGTGCGTTAGGGGGTGTCCCAGCCATTCCGTCGCTTGGTGCTCCAAGACTACTGGCGTCATTGTTCAACTGCTCCATCGTCATCTCAAGCTGTCTGATTTTCATCTGCATCAAGTCAACATTACCGGGAGCTTGTGCTGCTTGTGACAGTGCCAGTATTGCTTGCGAGAATTGCAATGCTGCGCTTGCATTTGCCTTGATACGGTTGGTCCGTTCTTTTTCCAAATCCAGCATCATCTGGCTCTTTTCTAGTGGCGATGCTTCCGGTTTTGGCGGGGGTGGTGCAATCAGCTTGTCTGGATTTGGAAAGCGCATGGTCTGCGCAAAGCGAAGCGCGACTTCATGCGGATTGAATACCATTGGGAATTGCAACATGTCATGATAGGCTTGCGCCGTGATACCGCGATGCAGTTCCGTCGCCATGTTCGGATCGGCAGTAATCTCGACAGGCGACTTGCCATCAATGCCGGGTGGCAAATGATCCGTAGCGTCAGCCATGCGGGCAAACGCACGTACCTCTTCCGTCATGCTGCCAATAATACGGCGATGAACCGCGCTGTGCTGTTGCGCGCCGTTGTCGATGATACCCTTGGCCAGCGTAGCAGTCATCGAAGCTGGCGCATTCTCCAGCAAGTTCAGGGTGCCAGCCAGACGGTCACCCATCGTCATCATCTTGTCGAGCGACTGAAACATTCCCGGCGTAACTTGCTTGCTGGGAAAAAACGAAATGACGTCGTTGATGGGACGACCGTCCGTATTGATCGACGTCAGACGATTGCCTTTCATTTCGATCTTGTCGGGCAGACCGATGCCACCGGTTGCGGCAATGCCGCCGTTCTCGGATGCCAGCTTCGCAGTATCATCAATCGACGCCAGCAACCGGTCTGCAGTGTGTTCTGTCTTGCTGAGCAGCCAACCGAAACCGCGCGGAAAGAACGTGCCTTTGGCGTCCGGGATCATCTTGTAAGCGTAGTAGCGGCGAACCGGACGAAAAACTAAAAAGTCTTTGGTACTGACAATTGTTTTCTTGGTCCAGCGTGGAAGGCATTTAACGACGCAAGGTACGTCTCTAAGATTTACAGTGACCGTGTATGGCTCTTCGTATTTATCATCGTCCATGTCCAGCCACATATCGATTTCGTAGAAATCATGTAGCTCTTGCGGATCGACATCATCGAAGTTGGGTTCGTAGTCGATCCAGTGGCCCATTTCGATAGAGCGTTTAATCTCGTAGGGATACTTCTGGATTTTATGAGTAATGCGCGGCACGCGATCCAGCGACTTGGCGGTGTCGCTGATGATGACTTCGTTGACGTTGAGAAACGAACTGCGAAACTCACCCTCCTGCTCGTCAAACCAGCGCTTGCGCCAGCCCAGACCGGTCACACACATATGCAGGATCAAAGGGTCTGTATCGATCACCCAATCAGGATCGACAGTGCGTAGCTGTGAGCAAATCCAGTTGGCTAGAGCTTCGCCACCGGGTTCTGATGCCTTGACTAAATCCGGTTCTGAAAGCAGTGCGCCGACGATACGGGCGGTCGCTTGAATGCACGATGAGAGTGTCAGCGCCGTGGAAGGTATCGCGCTGTCTTCGCCACTACCAACCTGTTCGTTGTTCTGAGGCATTGATTGGTTGGCATCCTTGTCGATCTCGTCAAGGTAGCCGTTGGCTTTGCCAAGCCATTCCGCCATCGAGTTTTCGTCAAGTTTTACCAGTTCGATAACGTGGTCAGCGAGCGCGTGACATTCACTATCGTCAAGCCGTTCTGCAAGGTTGCCGATGTCTTCGGGTGCCTCCAGATCAAGCTTCAATTTAGGACTGTCGAACTGCATGGCGATCCTTCTGACCTAGTGTATACAATGTCAAGTACTATTTTACAGAACTGCTGAAAATATGGTAGTGGTACCTTACAAGCCCGTTTGGGCTGACCCCCGGAGAACGCCCAAATGCAAGTGATCGACAGGAGTTTGCAGCCCTCACAGTATTGGCCCGGCCTTCATGCCTTGTTCGGCATGGACTATGAGAGACTGGGTGCAATCTATACCAGCTTCTTCGATCAGAAAACTTCTGAAAAAGCATTCGAAGAATTCATGACGGAGCGCGCCGGTCTCGGCTTGGCAGTTCAGCAGCCAGAACTTGAACCGGTGCAATTCGATTTTCCCAACGAAGGCTATCGCACGCAGGTTACGCACGCCAGCTACGGACTTGGTGTTGCGATATCGCGCGAAGCCAAAGACGATAATCTCTATGAGGATGTTGCTTCGCGCATGATGAAAGAGTTGGCGTACTCTGCGCGGCAGACCGAAGAGTACATCGCGCATGCCCCGCTACAAGTTGCTATTGATAACGTTAACGGCATTCGTGCTGACAACGTACCTCTGGCTTCTGCTAGCCACCCCACCGCATCTGGTTTGCAGTCAAATCTCTTGGTTTCTGCCAACGTGTCGGAACTAGCATTTGAAAACGCAGTGATCCAGATCGGCTACACCCGCAATGGTCGCGGCTTTCTCATTAACGTACTTCCGAAGTGCGTCATTCTTTCTCCGGAGAGCGGACCGGAAACCCGTCGCATCTTGGGAAGCCCGCTGCAATGGAACGCGCAGACCAACAATATCAACGTGCTGCGCGCGACCGGCGCGCTGCCGGAAGTGATCGAGACGCCGTATCTGGTTTCGAAGGATGACTACTTCATCCAGACCAGCATTCAAAATCTGGATAACGGCGAGGGTTTTACGTTCTGGGAACGCTCCGGTCTCGAAACTCGCGAAGACAGCAACTGGTCCAATCAGGCTTCGTTGATTGCGATCTGGTTCCGCTGCTCCGCGTCGATCATCGACTGGCGCTCCACCTACATGTCGCCGGGTGCTACTTGACAGATGTGGTTCCGGTGTTTTAAAAACACCGAATGAGTAGAAAACCTAAAGTTGAAATGTGCGTTGGAAATACTTTCAACGCACTGACTGCTATCCGGTTCTCGCGCATCCGTGAAAGTCGAATACTGTGGCTATTTAGCTGTGAATGTGGCCGTACTAAAGAACTAGAAGCGAGCCGAGTAGCAAACGGAATTACTAAATCATGCGGCTGTAGAACAGGTAAGCTGCCAAAACCTCCAACAGATGTTACTGGTCAAAAATGGGGTCAGCTAACTGCGTTATCATTCTCACACAGAAGTTCTAGTAAGAACGCTTTGCAATACTGGACTTTTAAGTGTGATTGTGGAGGTAAAACAACTGAACCCCTCTATAAAGTACGTAATGGCTACGTTGGTAGCTGTGGATGCGTAGGGAAACGCGGTCTTCGTGAACGTGCGCGAGACTTAAAACGAGCTTATGATCTGTCAAACAATCAGTTAGATGATTTTTTAATTCGTCTTGAAGGTAGCTGTGAAATATGTGGTAGCAAGTGTGCGCAAAGTAAACGTTTATCTGTAGATCACTGTCACCGTACCAAAACTATTCGCGGAGCTATTTGTCAAAACTGTAATCGCTTATTGGGTTTAGCAAAAGATAGCTCTTTCTTGTTACGGTCTGCTGCTACCTACTTAGAACGGTACGAACATGCATCATGATAAACCACGCTTCCCAAGATTTGAGACGTGGGGATCGTGTTCTCGTTGTGGTTGTCGTGTCCGTTATAGCACTTTGGCCAGAGAACGGCTGACCGGATTGTTGGTCTGTACTATAACAAGTGGAAGGCCAGTCAGGCCATGTCTCGATCCGTGGCCGCCAGTCTATGATTTTCAAGTCACGCCGGACCGCTCGATAGAACCCCCGCCAGAGCCATTGCCAGCCCGCTGGGGACTGGATGAAATTTTTTCGGTAGCTTTCGGGATCAAAGCGGCTATCCACGATGCAGCACGGCTGCAAGCGCTGATGATCCCGCCGAATAATAATCGCAGTAGCGCCAGCTTCGTAGATTACCAGAGGGCGCTTAATCAAAATCAGGATCGTGCTACACTGCAATTCATCCGGCCATCCGACTATGATGGTACGTTCGTTCCTTCCAACTCAGTACGCACGGTCGAGCCGCCAGATGCAAATGATCAGCTTGAAGAGATAAAGTTTGATGCCGGATGGACGCCCCCGTGGACGGTCGTTAAAGGTGTCTGATGACATGGACCAACAGCGATGCACTACACCGTCATGCCTGCCATGCCTACGACGATTTCCGCGCACTTCGGAGGAAGCTGGGTGGTGATGGTGCGCTCTGGCACAGCCTCTCGCACCATCTGCGTCACGCCGTTTTTCGCTCAAGCCATGAGGTGGACGACCGCCGGGTACGGATCAAAACTGTGCGCCGTTCCCATGTAGGGGATCAGCACAAATGACCACCGCAGCCGCCGTCATCGAAAATGCATTGCACTTGTACGGCATACTCGATCAAACCGAGCATGCAGACCCTGTGGACATCGCCAACAACGTCATCGTGCTGAATGACATGCTTCGCAGCGAACATGTTGACGGTGCTGCGCAGTATCTGATGGCACGAACCGTTGCAACGGTCCCTAACGGCAACACAGGTTCGATATATACGTTCGTGGTTGGTACTGCAAAACCTGAATATACTGTTCAAGTTGACGCGGTAGCGCTGCGAGCCATCTGGTGCAACGATATCAGCCCTACCGTCAATCGCGAAACACGGCAAGCACCAATGGCTGACGTGGTACGCACGACACACCCCGGCATTATTACTAAGTGGCATCAAGAACGTCAGATCGACGGGTCCGTTCTCGTTACAGCATGGCAGCCACCACGTACCAGCACCCGTTGTCTGATCGAATATGGCGGACGCATCAATGCGCTTACCGCAGAAGACGGCAGCGATACCGTCAACCTGCCGCCAGAAGGCATTCATGATATAACATTGATGCTGGGCAGGCGTATCTTCGGCACTTACGGACGTGGCGCGCAAGCGATCAGCGCGATACTTGCCGACAGTGAAACAGTAGATAAACGCTGGAAAGATTGGGCTCGTGGTCAACAATGGTTGCGTTTTGTCCGGAGTTGAGATGCCAGCACTCGACATATTCGGTTCTTTCGCAGACCCGCTTAAGCAAGATCAGGGTGCAGCAAAGCTGTTGAACTGCCGGGTTATCGTTCGCAGGCAAGAAGAACAGAAGCTGGCAAAGACCCGTCTTGTTGGTTCTCCCGGCTTGACACAAATCAGCCATCCGACAACATCCCCATGCATTGTATTGTGCCATGCAGTCAACACGATCTGGTCCGGTCATGAAGATGGCAGCATTTACAGCGGCGTCGAAACCAACGCTCCGGTTCACCAAGGTTCTGTAGCGGTAGGCAACCCTCCAATTATTCGAATGGCAGAAGACCGCACTTGTCTGGCGATTGCTTCAAACAGCCCTCAGACCAACAATCGTGGCGGTTCGGGATACACGGCTAGCATTGTGGCTCGTGCTGCCGTTCCGGCCCCACCCGGTGGCTTATCTACTCCTGCTTATCCTCCCGGCGTAAGCTTTGCCGATTTTCAAACATCTATTAATTTCGATCCTTCTTCGGTCTGCGTGCTGGATAACTACACGGTGTGGGCTGGCGCGTCCAACAGCTACGCCAATCAATCTGACAAGATGTTTTCGTCTTATGCGCTAACACCGGGTGTCGTTGACGCCAATGCGTGGGCGACAGCTGAAGCCAGAGCAGATAGCGTACTGGATGTAGTAACACTTGGTCGCATGTTCTGGCCGTTTGGTACCCGGTCTGTCGAGATGTGGTACGACCCCGGAGGGCAGGTTGATTTCAAGTTTACCAACTTCACCAATTCGCTGGTTGAAGTTGGACTGGCAGCGCGTCGCACGCTGGCTAGCATGCATGGCAAAGCTCTGTGGGTCGGAACGGACCGCCGTGTATGGATGGGCGCAGGACAAAGCGCCCAGCCGGTATCGCCAAGTTGGGTCGATCTGCTGCTGCAGCAAATCGATCTTACCAATCTAACCAGCTATATGTACGCGCAAGGTGGTGACGAATTTTACATGTTGACCTTGGAAGGTGAGTGGTCAATCGAGATGGCTGTATCGACAATGACATGGGTTTATCGGCAAACTTCAGGTCGCGCGGACCATGCCAGTCGATGCGCAGTGGAGCATGATGGTGGCATCTGCTACGTCGGTCTTGATACCGGTGAAATCTGTACACTGGACATGTCCACTGCCAGCGAACCAGCGGGACAGTTACAGAGAACCATAACAACCATGTGGGTTGGTCTTCAGGAAGCGCGGAATGTCATCAACCAGATCGACGTTACCAGCTACATGGGACCGGATGCTGGCACATTCACATTGGATTGGTCTGAAGATCGTCAGATAACTTGGAAAGGACGTCGCGAGATCACGTGGCCTGAGCCCGGCACCCGGCGTGCGATTGCCAGAGCAATGGGCACTTCACGCCGCAGGCAAGTGAGGCTGAACTACCAAGGTTCACAAGCACCGTTCGAGATGGATGAGTTTTTCGTAGTGGTGAGCGAAGAAGGTCAGATAGCCTGATGATAGTCTTTCCGCCGCCACCGCCTATTGCCGAGAACGATCCAATATTCAACCGGTGGCTTCATGACATGTTTCAGTACATTTCGGTTAATATTGGCGGCATCGCCAAGAATGCACAGGACATCGCCATCAATGCAGCGAACATCGCTGCCAATACTTCCAACATCGCAGCGAACGCAGCTAACATCGCAACGAACACCACCAACATCGCCACCAATACGTCAGCTATCGCAACTCATAGTGGCCAAATTGCTGCGTTGTCTGCGCGCTCGCAAGTCTTTTACGGGACCGCTGCTCCTGCTGCGGGACTTGGTGTCAACGGTGACTGGTACTCCGACACAGCAGCCAAACACATCTACGTCAAGTCAGGCGGGGCGTGGACGCTAATTGTTTAAGCGACCACGGCCAGACATAAGTGTTAACGATGTTCTGAAATTCGATCAACGACCGGGCCACTTCATAAAAATTGCCGCAAGCTTCCCATTGCTTTTGAAAACGCTTCTGTGCATCCGACTGTCTGCCGCCTTCGTCTTTCATTTCAATGGCAATATTGCGACCGGGAGTGAACATCAGAAAGTCCGCCACGCCGGGCACGACGCCCATGCGCTTCAGCTTCATTGCGACAACAACATCGCGAGGCTCGCCGCTGGGAACGTGGAAGATCAGCAAGTCCGGATAAGTTTTCTTTACCCATTGCCACGCTCTCATATGCACTTCCTTTTCTGAAATTTTTCGTGGTTTCTCTACTGCCACGGCCATGCTTTTTTTGCTAGCCCTTGGCGTGCTAGCTGGTTTGTGTGTGTGGGCCACTCGTGTTTTGCGATGTTCCACCATGTTGATACTATCTCTACATTCCCTTTAATGTATCCAAGACCGGGTGTGATTTGGTCGATGGACGGTGACCACGGATTTTTACGCAAACCTTTTGGTGGCGGTCCAAAGTCAAACGGCACGTTAGTATATGGACAACTACCTGAAAGAAACGGAGTGATATCGCTTTCATCTATTTCAAATCGTAGTTGATATCTTTTTGCTCTACTTCTAGCGCTGTACAGCATGGATTTAGCGCGCCCTTGTAGAGTACCGTAGTATGCGCGTAATCTTTCTTTGCTGTAGTGAGGGTTCCTAGCTCTCCATGCTTTTTGAGCTTCAGAGTAGTACCTACTTTGATAGTTCATTAGCTTCTTCTCAGAAATTTGGAGGGAACAACCCTTGAGATATGGCTTCTTTCTCGCGAGCTTTGATCCACGCTTCAACGGCGTTTTTAACGCCCTCAGCACGGTCCTCAACGGCGTCGTGATTTCTTATCAACCAGTCAAATCTCGCGGCCATGATCGGACTGATCCTGCCAGAGACGACAACGGTTTGGTTGCCTCTGATCCTATGTTTGGTCATGGGGGATGTCTTCTGCTATGATCTTCCAAGATAGTGTATACAATACGGGAAGTCAATCATGGCAGACAGTATTGGCGCTGGCATCAGTACCGCAATTGGTTCTGGCCTAGGCTCGTTGTTCGGCGGGCTTTCCAGTCTTGCTTCAACACAAGCTGGCATCAGCGCTGTCGGTCAGCTGACGGATACCGGTGCGGCTCAGATCGCGCCGTACAATTTCACCGGAGCAAATTATCTTGCACCGATAGGTTCGGAATTGTTGGGTAGCGCACCGGGCTCCAGTCAGATTGGACAGGGACGTATCGATCAAGCTGGCAATCCGCTCGACTTCGAAGACTTCGCCAAGAATTACAATACCAGTGAAGGCGCGCAGTACTTGATGAACACCGCCGCACAGGCGCAGGACAGCACGGCTGCGGCCAAAGGCGGTCTTCTGTCAGGTGCTAATCTGCGCGCTCAAACCGGTATCACGGAAGGCATCGCCAATCAGGATTTGAATGCGCAATACGAAGCCATGCTGAAAGGTCAACAGCAAGACTTTCAGCAACGCGAGACGAGCTATCAGAACCTCTACGGACAAGAAGCAATGGGTCTGCAGGCTGGCATCGCTGAAGCAGGCACCTACGCTCAAGGTGCTCGCGCGATTGGTAGTCTGTACTCTTCTCAAGCTCAAGCTGCCGGTCAAGCTGGCACTGGATTTGGCCAAGCGCTAGGCAGTCTGTTTGGTGCTATCGGCAGTAAAATATTTGGCTAGATGCGCCGTTTTTTCAATTCTTTTTCCACTGCCAATCGCATGAAGTCACCTTGGTATTCACCTTGGTAGAGAGCTTGATTGACACGCTTCAAAAAACCTTTGGGCATACGCACAATCGTTTTGTCTGGATACATGAGCGGACGCCCGTTGGGGCGTTTTACAACTTTTTTTCTTCTCTTGATCGACTTGGCAGGCTTGGTGTCAGTGTTAATCCAGTTTTCCATTTCTTACTTCCTCATTTTCGCATTCTCTGACCTGAATATCCTTCTGCATCTAACGGCAGTCCTTCTGTCCAAGACCGTGGCCGCCGCATGATCGCGCGCATCTGTTCTTCGCGTTGCTGGGCAATCTCCACCGGAGCTAAAGCAATAATACTATCGTAAACGTCTAGCAAGAGGGTTACGTCCGGCATTTCCCGCTCGATATCGTCTTCGCAAGCGGTAATGATATCCCGCGTCATGGCTTGGCAAGAAATTTCCAGCAAGCTGCCACCAAAGACTCTCTGCGGCAGCATCGCGCCGAATTTCGCGCGCCAGAACCCCATGTTGCCTTCCGGACTGACAAAGCAGGAGTAATGTGGGATGGCGCGACCGCTTGGCAGCTGCATCCAGATGGTAGTGCCGTCTTTAATCAGCGCAATCTTGCCAGCATGGAAAACCCGCCCTGCCGGTTCGTAGTAGCAGCTGTCAAATGCTGTCTTCAGATCGCGCCAAAGACGAACCATCAACGGGTTGGCATTGCGATAACCGTTGATGTCGTCTTGTGCTTTTTGTTCACTCATAGCCATACCTTTTAAACGCATCTGCGCCTTGTAGGTTTTCCAGCCCAACTGGTAGTTACTACCAAGCGTTATGGTTTTTCCGTTCTGCCGTTCTCTGTCATGGGTGTCTTTGGTAGCTGCTGGAGGAAGTCCCCACATTCTGATAGCATTGTGCATGTAAAGGTCACCACCATCGGCCAGTAGTTGTAGACGGTCACCGTCTTTTGCCTGCCACAAGGCCAGTCGCAATTCTGCATTGGACAAATCATTATCAATAAGGACATAACCGGGCGGTGCAACGATGCACCCTCTTAGCGCATCTGTAAGCGCGAGGTTATCGTAACTATACCCGGCTTTCAGACCGGCTATCACTTCTTCAACATCGTACTTGTTGGATGGTCGCGCGATGTTGAAGACGTTCACGCCCTCAGAAGTACCGCGCCCGGAGCGTGCGCCGTAGTAGCGCGTTGCGTCTTTGAAAAACCCGTTGACATGCCGGTCCAGCAGCGCTTGCGCTTTCATCGGAGCGTTGCCGCCATTGATCTGCAAAATTTCAAGCACGGTTCGGACATCCGGATGAAGTTCTGGATTTTCCAGAGCTTCTGCAACTTGGTGCTTCTGAGTACCTAACAGATTAGCTGCACGGTTACCGCTGTTCGACCAATCCAGAATGCGGGCACGCTGGGAGATGGCTGTTACGATGCCACCAGTCACTTCGCGCAACTGGATGGACGCTTCTGCTTCAATCGCGGCACGGCGCATGGCAATGGCGGTCGCCAGTTCGATATCAATCGGCAATCCAACATCGTTCTTGCGCCATGACCGTTCGAATATGACACGCTCGCTGGCGTCCAGTTCTGGCAGCAGATTGTGAACTTGCATCAGGCAGCGGACATCCTGAACGTTGTACTCAAGAAGTTCACGGAACGTTTCAATACTCTCATGGAACTTGCCATTGCGCGGTCGGCACGTCTTCATCACCAGCGCTCGGCCCCGCTTGTCCTTGCCGGGGATGTTCAGCGTCACGCACAGCTGGTCCAGCCCGCCCGGCAGCGACAGCGACTGCGCGCGCGCCATGGTGCAGGAGACTTTTGAAACCGGGAGGTTCAGAAAAGGGTTCTGGCCTTTGAGTACGTTGACATCGAAGCCAGCGTGGTGGGCGACGATCCTGTCGCATGCAAAAAGATCAGCATAAAGTTGTGAAATTGAGTGGGCTCCAACTTCTGGATGAATGGGACAGGCTGTTTTCATGGTACCGTTAAAATACCAGACGGCGGTGGTGATCTGGGTCGTAGGATCGACAGCATATCTTCTCGCGCCGACGATACGAAGATCCGCGCGAGACCGGGTTTCCAGATCGACAAACAGCATTTTCAACCTCGAACTCTTCAAAACAAACCCCGGAGTGGGATGAGCACTCCGGGGTCCGGCTCCTCTCACAGAGCCTTCCCTGCAACGCCAGTTCTCAAGAGCGCTGCGGGAAGCCGGTGGGCGGGGTAAACGCGCCCGGAGTACCAAAGCCCTGCTGAGCTGGCGGGCTCACAGGCGACGGCGCCAGCCCCTGCTGGCCCCAGTTAAGAGGAGGTGCCGTAGCCAGAATTGGCAGAGGCTCAGTGCCGAAACCATGCTGCGGTACGCCGCTGCCTCCAAAGCCGGTCACGTTCATTCCAGCGGCTCGCGCCTGCTCCATCAGTTCATTGGCGCTGGTAGCGTTGCCCATAATGATCTCTTCGCCGCTACCCATGAAGATGACCTTGTTGATGTACGTTTTGATGCCGCGCGGATCGTTTGCTTTGACAGCAATGGAAGTGGTGATGGACACGTAATCACCACTTTTGACTTCACCGCGAGCATGCGACGGCAACGATACCGGAACGCCACCACGATTGATAAACACTTCGATAGGAGAAGTGGACGAACCGTTCAAAATCCAGCTGCCTTTGCGCCATTCAGCTGCTGCTCTGCCAAGTTCGTCAACGTCACCGTCCTTGATTGGCCAGATAACTTGCTGAAACGGAATATGCGTAAGTGCTGCGTTATAAAGTTCGGTGCAAGACTGCGCGAATTTTTCGAGAGCCGGTTCTTCGTGCCAAGCTGCACGGGTTTTCTTGATAAGGACGGTGACGAGATAATTCGGTTTGTCTATTTTCTTGCCTTGGTATTCAGTGGATGGGTCCCAAAGATTACGCAAACCAGCAATGCGCGCATCGTAGATCGCAGACTGTTTGTAAATTCGTTGTGCCATGAAAGTTCTCCATTTGAGAGTTCGAGGGTTCGAGGGTTCGAAGGTTCGTAACGATAGCATCATCGGATAGTGTAGTTCGATTGTCAAGCCTATTAGCTTTCAGTAAAATTTTTTCCTAGAAATTTTTCAGATAGCTTTCCTACATCAGTATCTCGCTTTGAGTTCGCTTTCAGGTTTATGAGATGCCAATTCAGCATATTGCGCGGCTTCGTTCGATAGTTTCTTGGCAGCAGCTGGCGTGACCGGCTTGACCCCTTTGGCACCGGCCAGCTTCCACAGCGTTTCAGCGGCTTGACGATCATCGTTCCACGCGGCCCATTTTACCGATGGCTTGAGTTCAGCACCGTCAACAACTGCGCCGTTCTTGAGGCGACTGGTCAGTTCGGTTTCCAGCAAATCCTTCATGTCGGAAACGCCTCTGATAATTCGCAGCATTCGTACCAGTTCAGCTGGCAGCAGGATCGACGGATCGCGCGAAATCGCACCCATCAGAAAGTTGGCATCCTGCGACATCGCCGGGCATTTCGAAAACGCTGAGCACCAGCGGCAATGCGGGCCGGGAATAGGTGGTCCGCTGTAGGCAATAGCGTTCTCGACCAGACGGAGGTGGTTCTCGACTTCGGCGCGCGTATGAAGGTACTGCTTGAAACCATCCTGCTGTTCAGGATTGATCTTGTTCATCCACGAGTTGGGCTGGAAGATCACCAGCCTGAACCATTGCGCATTCGGATGGTCTTCCAGAAATGTCGCGGCGTAGGTCAGCATCTGCTTGTTGTCTTTGGCTTCGACGTCCCAGCCGCCGTTTTTGTAATCCAGCACCGTAATGATTTCCGGTCCGGTATGACCAACATCCAGATGGCCCCAGCAGCCTTTCATCAGCCAGACGCGCTGCTCGATCAGCACATGGCCAGCTCCCAGCTGGGCGACGAAATCGCGGATGTACTTTACGATCTCGCTGTCAGGCATGTTCTTGGGCGGCGGCAGCCACGGTGGCGGCGGCGTCGGTATTTCGCCTGTACGCAACGCCTTCTCGACTACGGCATGAACGCGCGAACCCTCGATAGCTGCAGGGTTTGGCCGTTGCGGCAAGCCTTGCGACAGTCTGGCAGAAGGCGGACATGCCATCCAGCGTGCGGCGGAAGACGGTGCGTAGACGGCGTGTTCAGTCATTTGACTACTTTCAACGGTGTAATTTGTGCTGCGATAAATTCCGGATGTTTGGTTTTCATGTGCCGTTCCATCTGGCTCACGGTACGATTGCAACAAGGGCAAGTGCCAGCTGCCGCGCGTTTTTTCAAACGCTTGGTTTCTTTTTGTGCTCGCAGCGCTTCACGTCGTGCTTCTGCTGTTTCTTGTTCAGCCCGTGCCAGTTGCTGACGTGCAATGTCGCGTTCGCGGCGCATTTTTTCTTCATCACTTTCGTCAGGAACATGTTGCCGGTGTCCGTTAGGGCAATAGAACGAAGCATGCGTCTTTTGTTTTCCTTTGTACCACCAATCTGGCACTGCAAAAGCGATGCCGCAGTCATCATAACAGCAAGTGATGACAATATCAGACACGATCATTGCTTTGCTTTAGCTCGTTTGGGTTTAGGCGGTGGAGCTGTGTAGTCATCTAGCTGCTGTTGCATTTTAAGTAGCAGCTTTTCAATTTCTTCAGGGGTTGTCCATGGATCGATAGGCAAGCTTGCAAAAAGCTTGACCTTAGCGAACCCATGTTGAGCACGATTACGGCATGTCTTGCGGTCAGGAGCGCGAACCAGAATTGGAAATCTAAATCTCATCCCGTTGGATAGCTTGACTTCTCCACCCTGTACCCATGCCGGTTCCTGCTTGGTTTTCAGTGTAAAAAGGTTCAGTCCATCTTTGATATGCTGGCATTCAATAACGAGACCGTAGCCTCCTGTTTCTACTTTTTCACGCAGCTTTCGGATACACCGGTCCCACTGCAATGCAATGCGAGCCAGTTGCCAGTTGTATTTCGGGCCTTCTTCAAGAGCCTTCTTAATTTTTTTAACGTTGCTCTTTATGCGTTCGTCTTCACCGGGTGGCAGGGGACTTCTGCTCCATTCGCTCATGACAGTCCTCCAATTGGTAGCCGGGATCGGTTGCCGCCGATCCCGGCCCGCAAACAGCTGTGAAAGCATAAACAGCTATTTACGTTTTGCGTCATCCCAACGAGATACCCAGCTGCGGAGCGATCTGCTCCAGTTGCGCCTTGCTCATGCGCGGAATGAAAACTTGCTTCAACTGCTCTACCGTAGCGTCTTTAGCATCCGGTCCAATCTGCTGGCGAAACCACGTTACGATGGCTTCTGCCGGTTGCCCGCTCGAAATAGCACCGTCAATACGGGCCAAGATGGCGGCAACCAGCGGATGGGCGGGAGGAGGAGTAGGTCCGTTGGCACCGGGAAAACCGGAAGCCTGCTGAGCCTGCGGAGGGGCGAAGCTCTGTGCCGGGAGCGGAGTAGCGGCAGCGATGCCAGCATTCATCTGCGCTACCTTTTCAGTAACCTCCTCCACCGTCGGTGCATCTTCTTCCTTCCTGCCGCGCGTTCGCTTGCCGCTAGTACGAAAAATTTCCATCTCTTCCCACGTGTCAAATTCAACTGTGATTTTCATTATGACTGCTCCCGGCCCCTGATTAAACGTCGTACCAGCGAACGGGCCTTAAACTCGCTCCGACGATCTGATGTTGTGACACTGCAAACGATGGTAGGAAGACCGTTTGCCTTGATCTTGAAATGCTTATTGCGTTCGATCCGGTACTCGATACCGGCGCGGTCCAGTTCTTCAGTGGTGACACTGAGGGTCGTCATGTCTGATGAACCTTTCTGGCTTTGTCGTACCAGCCTTTTACCATCATGCGCCCGTTCGCTGACTTGCGCATTTTACGCATCTGTTTCGACTGCGATATCGTAAAGTATTACGACAACGCCAACACGGATCACCGTTAAATGTTTCAGTTGTCGATCTGATGAATACGTCCGTCTGCATCGTACCATCCTTTTACAGTGATGCGACCATTTGCGGATTTACGTAGATAAACGCTAACTATTTTTGTTGGTAATATCTGAAACGGCCAAATCACGGTGGCATATTTGGTGGGTATTTGCCACGTGGTTCCGTAGCGAAATGGCGGTTCGCAAATTTCCTGCCACGGGTTGGCTGCGATGATTTCCGAGACGTTGACTAGCGCGTTGGTAGCTCCTCGCTCGGTCAGGTCTTTGCCGGGTTTTTGGACTGAGGTATTATCGTATCCACAATGCGGACAGACAGGGTGAAGCCACGTGGCGTAAATTCCATTGCAGGCGTTACAACTTTTAACGGAAGTTTGGCGCAAGCCACAGTGAGGGCAGACAGCACCGTGATAATGCTGGTCAAATCTTTCCGTGCAACCTTTGCATTTCGTAGCGCTCTGATGAATTCGTCCACATTTTGGGCATGTCCGGCCATGTTCCCACGTCTCCCATTCGGTGTCGCAGCTTTCACAAACCAGCACGGCACCGGGTGCAGCTGCAATCTGATCCAGCGAACCATGACGCGAGACGTTACCGCCGAAATCTAGCACCGCGCAGTTTTGTGCGTGCGGCGTGATCCGCGCACCTCTGCCCAACGACTGGGCAAAGAACACTGGCGACTTGGTGGCGCGGCAGTACGCCAGCATGTCGACGTCCGGAACGTTGAAACCGGTATCGAACATCGCAACGCTGATCATAATGGGTAGCTCAAGCGCTCTGAACTTAGTGACCATTTTCTCGCGCTTGCCCTTGACCGACATGCTGTGAACGGCGGCGGCCTCGACGCCTAACTTGTTTAGTTTCTCTTCCAAGATGTCGGCATGCACGATGTTGCAAGCAAACACCAGCACGCATTTGCGCCGCTGCCGTTCCATGGTCTTGACGATGGCTTTGGTATGAACTGGTGACAGAGCTATCGCTCTGCTCGCTTGTTCTTCCAGATCGTAATCTTCACCGACAACCTTGAGACCATCGACATCGATCTCAGCGGCGTGATCCGAATAGGCCGGGATCAGCGGCTTGACATAGCCATCCTGTAGCGCGTCCAAGAAACTGTACTTGAAAATGATGGGACCGAAGGTCTTCTCCAGACTTCCGGTCCCATCAGCGCGAAACGCCGTACCCGTTAATCCGCGCACTTTGGCATTAGGAATTGCTTCGAATACCTGTCGGTAGCTTGAAGTCTTGTTCACCGGAGTGCGGTGGACTTCATCAACCAAAATGAGTGTTACGTCCTGAAAATACTTGGTCCTGCGAACTACCGTCTGCACGGTCCCGACAGTGACCTTTCGATAAACATTTTTTGCAATAGAAGCAGAGCAGATGCCGGGCTGGAGGCCGACTTGCTGGCAAGCCAGAACATTCTGCAGCACCAGTTCTTTGTTGTGAGCGAGGATCAGCGTGCGGCCAGTCGTGTTGGCAGCAGCCAGCGCGCCCAAGATTAACGACTTGCCACCGGCTACCGCAACCTCCGCAACAGCCATTTTTTCAGGATACGCAAACAGCGCGTCGATGCATTCGGTCTGATGGGTGCGGAGGATGATTGGCTTGTTCATGATTTACGTATACGCTATCGCTTACGGATTGTCAACACCGTTGAGATATTTTTTATGCGCGTCCAGTATTTCTTGGCCGAATGTCTTGATGCGACCAGTCATAGCATTCAGCATGGTAGCGTGATCTCTGATCTGGTTCTCGATGCCTTCACTCAATGCTTTGGTGCTCGCCAACAGGTTCTGCGCCTCAAGCACGTTGTCTTCAGCCGATTTCAGCAATACCTTGATGAGCTGCTGAGCTATTTCTTCAAATTCATACGGAGGTTTTTCCACGTTCATTCTCTCGCTCCTGCCATTCCATGCATGCTTGGACTGCTTTCTCTCTGGTTCGGATGTTGGTTTGCACGACTTCGCATCGAGTAAACGTTGCATCTACCCTGATGATCTCCCAGATGCTGTTGTCTTCCACGGCAAAATACAAATCGTTTGACACTGTGATGCTCCCTGATTAGAACTTATCGCATACGTTATCGGAAAGGATTAGTCAATGAGAATGGTTTGGACTAAGGAGATGGATATTGCATTGAAAGTTTTGATCGAAGAAGGAGTATCCTACAAACAGATCGCAAAACAACTGAGTGCCGCATACGGTCTCGAGTTCACCAAGAATTCCTGTGTTGGAAGAGCCAACAGGCTGAGAAGGCCATCCCCACCACCGCCACAAAAAGTGACGATCTACGATCTGCGCGATGACCGCTGCAAATGGATATTGGGAGCTGTCAATGACAAGCCTCCGTATCTGTACTGCGGCAAACCCACCGGAGAACTTGGCATCTCATGGTGCCCGGTCCACGCCAGAAAAGTGTTCAACAAGACTAACGACATCGCCAAGATTTACCTCCGTGCGTGATCACTTTGTGCATGTCGTGCTGTTGACAGACATCTCTCACATCTAAACTAGCCAGCATCTGGCGCGTTGCACGAAACGTGCGGTTCATGAATTTTCGCCGGGCATCCCAGTTCGTATCTGCTGTTGCGTCTATAAAATTTTTCTCTTCTGGCGTAGCCACGGGGATGATGCGCTCAGTCTTGACCACTACTACCGGAGGGTTAAGACCAAAATTGAGAGAATGAGCTATCTCGGCTGGTGTTTGTTTTCCGTAAGCATCCCTGAGCGCCTTGGCTTTCTGTTCTTCAGTTGGAAACTTTGGTACTGTTGGGGCTCCAATCAGCATGGTGCCTGTTTTGTATGCGTCTTCTTTCTGCTTTTCAGGAGGCTGAATTTTAACGAGTTCTTCGTCGGTTACGAGCGGTCTTTGCAGCCCCAGCACCGTCATATTATCGGGCTTCATCCGCGTCCCCTCCAGTCTTTGTTGAGCCGATACAGCCGTTGTCATCAGCAGCAAAGCGACAAGTGTTTTCATCTAAGCCTCCCATGGCATCTTGAATGTGAATGGAGTGGATTGCATTGGCTGCCAAGTTTCACCCCAGTCACAGCCAATCAGCCACGTCGTATCCGAATTGGTGACGACAAGACCGCGCAGCCTCAGACTGTTGAGGCAATCCTTGCCATCAACGAAGCCCGCTTCAATCTCCTTGATCGCTACTGGCGTCAGGATCATGTAGGTAACTTCCGGTGGTACGCCGTTCGGCGCATACTGCGCCTTGATCTCGTCGGTTGCTGGCGTCTTGGGACAGCGCTTCAACAGATTAATCACGCCCGCAATGCGCTCCCGGTAAGGCAACCCGGTCGCCATGTAGAAACCACGCGATGGGCGGTTAACTTGATTGCTCTTCATCATTCGCATCAGGTAAGTCGCAACGTTCTTCTCGCTAATGCCGGTACGCACGGAGATGTCGCCTGCGGTCAGGCAGCATGCCGCAGTATGCAACGCCATTACCACTTCACGGGTCTTGGTACCTTCGCCCGGCAGGAACAGTTCTGCCGCAGTCTGCGCCGGTTTCCACATTGGATTAGTGCCTTCCTTGATCATCTCGAAATCAAATTCCAGAATGTCGCGCATCCGGCTTTCGATCTTCACTACGTCGCCTTCCTTACCGATAATGATGGCGCCGTCCGCCGCGCCGCTGACGCCAAACGAGCCGTTGATGCTGTCGATAGCGTCATCAACTTTACCTTTTTTAGTATGATGCACGACTAAGATCAAGACATTAAATTCCCATGCCAACCGCTGTACCGAAGCGACGACTTTGTAATCCATCTGGTAGGCGTTGTCGGTCCGTTCTATCTTGCCACGAACCTGTTGCAGTACGTCGATCACCACCAGCCTGACACTGGGAAAGGTCTGTAAATTCGCCCTGATGTCATCCAGCAGCGTGCCGGTATCGTCGGCATTGACATAAAAAGGACCGTCCCTGCCATAACGCATCTTCATGTTTCTTCCTGCGCTGAAGCCTTTCGGCCGCAACAGCTTGATGCGTTCCTGAATGCGGCGCTCGCTGTCTTCCAGCATGTACATCAGCACTTCGCCATGCTGGCACTGTTCGCCCCAGAACAAGTTGCCTTCTGCGATGCTGAGTGCCAGTTCCAGAATGATCCAGCCTTTGCCGATTTTTGGCTTGCCTGCAAAAACGATGCAGCCAGCATCAGGAAGAAAGCGGTTCACCAGAAATTTCTGCGGCAGGAACGTCTTGTACATCAAGTCTTCAACGGTTCCGGCAGGATAACCCCGGCCGCTCGGCATCGGCAGCGGCTGCTTGGCCTTCAGCACCGCGACATTCTGGGCGAGCCCCATCGAGGCGCCGACACCACGGGCGAAGTCACGCTGGTCACCTTGACCCAGCGAACCCGGCAGCATGCCGAAGGTTTCATCAGCCAGTTGGCCGATTTCAGCCAGTATCGGGTTGTCAATGCTCTCGTATTCTGTGATATTTTTGCAAACCTGATACATGGCGTCGGTCAGCATCGGCGCAGTGCCGCTGGCTTTGATCAGCGCGCCATATTTCAGACCGAGACTGAACAGCTTGGTACCGCGTCCTGATCCTGCAGGCATGTTATCCACATAAAAAAGCATGCTTTTTATGTCGGCTTTGAACTCATTGAGGTTTTCCAGTGTCAGCATGGCGAGATCAGCTGCGCTCAAAGGTACAGCTTCAATAAGCATGCTTTTCCGCAAGGCGAAACCAGCCGCAGTGACCGACGCTTCCAGTCCGGTTCGCAGTACATCAGCAAACACGAACGGCGGCATCTGATCGAAGATGCTGGCGCCTTGATGCCAGTATTCCGTTGGATCATTCGGCAGCGGCGTTTTGTTGTGATAATTGCCCCACCAGACAACTTGCTTGCCTTCGCCCAGCAGCTGAACCGGACCGAATTTTTCCTGCTTGATGACGCCGGGCTGGGTGATGATGAGCGTGGCAGGACGGCGGCCCCAACGCCAATGGGTCGGATGAAAGAAAGTGTTGAGCGTGTTGGCAAAAGTCAGAGCTTTGGTGTTGTCGTCAATGTCGCAATCGACGCAGCGTACCTCGATAGGCCCCAACACCGGATGGATGGTGAAACCAAGCTGGACCCCTACGCCGGTACATTCAGGCGCCAGAATATTGTTCAGCCGTATTTCAAGCGGAAATGTGTTCCATCCGGTGCCGCCCAGCGGTATCTTGCCGGTGACCGGGACCGGCAACAGTCCATGGATGGAATGCAGCTCGCGGGCTAATTTAACCAGCTCTTGCTTGTTCACGGCAACACCCCACCACGGAGAGACGAACACCCTACTCTTGTTCTATCGGTTCGTCACAGGCGTATCGCTCCATGATGTCGTGGCGAAACATCGCCATCTTGCGGGTGTGGCAGCGTGGGCATGTGTAGCACAGGAAGATGCCGTAGCCGTCAAACTGCGGCTCACGCTGTTCACCTGATCCGCATGGGCAGTATCTCAATTTCATCCTGTCCTCCAATAAAAAGCATGCTTTTTTCGCGCCACCAATAAGCATGCTTTTTTCGATAGCGCAATCATAAAAGCATGCTTTTTTATCCACAGGAAAAAGCATGCTTTTTTGTGTCCGGCCGGGCCGCCCCCGGCCGCGCGCCCGCTCGGTCCGCGCCGCGCGCCTGCCACAATTTCGCCGCATTCTAGCCACAATTCTGGTATCTTGTATACTGTATACCAGCATACGCTGCGGCGCGGGAGGAATGCTGCGCCGCAGCGGGAACCGGCTGGCTAGCTCGTCTGGCTGGCTGGCTGTCAGGAGAACAGAAAATAAACCGTCAGCAGAGCAAACACAGCTGCCATGGTCAGTGCGTATTCCGCGTCATTCGTCATAGCCGTAGCCGCCCTCTGCCCGATCCGCGCAAGCGTCGCACTGGTAACCAAGCCGCTTGTCGGCTGGCGTGAGCCGGTTAGGTTGTCTGCAGGCAGGGCATGGCAGGTTACGGGGATTGCCGCGCCGTGCTGCCCGCAGCGCGCTGCGTCCACCGGGATCGGCAAAGTCCGGCCCATTATCGTCGTCATAGCGTCTCATTGTAAGCCTCGCTGGTTGGTTTGTTTTGGCTGCCCGTTATTGGGTAGCTCTCGAATGGATGGCCGCTCACTGACCTTCCTATTGCCTCAAGCCCGGACCGTCGAAAGACGGTTCAATCGTCGGCCGGTTCTTCCTCTTGGGGCCAGTCAAATGTTTCGGTCGCGTCGTTCCATTGCATCCCAACAGGGACTAGCCACAATGCGCCGTCTTGGTGCAAGTGATAGACTACGCCGTCAATGTTCACGACCGCATTGTCGAGAACATATTGCCATTCGTCCCAATAGCATTCTTGATCGGGGCCGTTCTCCAGAACGGTCCAAACTTGCTCGCGAATGCCAATGACATGCGTGGCGCGGTCGGTCCAACAGTTGGCGAAGTCGCGCGGAATGTAGACGCCGCGATGATCATCAAGCCACAGCAGTACGTCAGGTTTGCCAGTCATGAGTAGTAGCTCCCAATTTTGATCTGTTCACCATCCGGAGAAAGCCTGATCAGAACGCCAGAGAAATAGCTGTCGCTGGCATAGCCGTCCCAATTTTTCAGGTCGTCGCTATCGCAGGCCATGAACCCGTCCAGATGATACCAGTAACCGCGATAGCAAAAGAAACCATCCAGCACTTCTTCTGCGTTCTGGTAGCTGAATTGATCGGCTAGCACATCTGCCGGAACGTCGGAGCGGTAAACCAGATCACGCCACTTGTGATCGGTCCTGATGGTCAGGGTCATGGCTGATGCTCCTTTTCCGCTTTCTCAATCGCGCTCTCGATCCATACGGCCAGATCAGACCGCGCGCGTTCGATATCTTTTTTGCCCTTGTACAAATGGCCCGTGTAATGGCTGGCTGCGCTTAGCGCGTGCGCCAAGCTTTTCCACGATCGGTGCGGCTTGATGCCTACGGCCATCAGCCTTAAGCCGCTCCGCAACGCGGCGGCTTGGAACGTGTGAACGTCCGAACCGATAAAGCTGACGGCGTTGCCGTTGTCGTCGTAGCCGATCATCGCTTGATTTCCTTCTGCGGTTTGAGAATGTAGGCATGCTCCGCGATGTGCGGGTTGTTGTCGCGCAGGCCGCGCATGTAGCATTCGGCCAGTTCGCGCGTCGACGTGCGGTACAGCGACCGCATGTTGTGCGGCGGATCGATGACGACAGTCCATTGGGTTTCGTGAAACAGTCTGACCGGATGCCGGTCTTGGTGCCATGTGCTCATTGATATTTCCTCTCTCCGTGAAAAGCTTCACGGCATATCCGGTTAAATTGTCGCTCCGACATCGCGGCCAGTGCTTCGCTGTTGGGAAATTTGCCGATTGTGACAAAGCGCTGCATTCCAGAAGCTTTTTGCAGCACTGCGATTTGGTAACCGTACCAAACGACTTTCCATAGCTTGCTTTCGATATTCATTGCCCGATCCTCCGATAGCGCCGAATGGAGCTGTTGCCCTCGCAATGCATGTTGGCGAGCTGCGGGTACTCGCCGCACTTGGCGCGGTAGGCTTCCATGAACTTCGCCATGTCGCAATCTTCTTCCAGATAAAGCCAGTTGGCTTTCTGGTAACTGTATCTGGAGAAGTCAGCGACGCGCAATCCGACGTCGCCCGCGTCTTGATCCCGCACCGCTAACCATCCGTGACTGCAATCGGTGTGATAGGTGAAACGTGTTCGCATGTGATCTGCTCCTGTGAGAGGCCGTTCGTTCAGGGACCATTCCCTATTGGCTCAAGCCCGGTATGCGTCAGACCAGAATTTTAAAATTCTGTCGAAGCAGCCGGGCTTAAACCAATGTTGGTTTGATTACGTTACTCGGGTCTTTGCCGCTAACCGTTCAATGGCTTTGGCATCAACCGTCCACTCCTTTGCCAGATTGTTATCCTGCCAATTGGTCTGAACATGATCCGATTTTTCGTGACAAATCTCGGCAATGAAAAACAGCACTTTGCTTAGTCCGAATTTGTCGATCATCATTTCCAGATCATCTTTGTTCATGTCCGTTGCTCCTTCAAAAAATCTTATCGATACATTCGGGACCAAAACCTGAGGCGACCGATGACGGCACGGTCAGCTTGCGATTGCAGCGACCGCAACGGCCTTCATGCCAGATTTCCAGCTGATCCGGGATGGTGTCGCGGACAATGGCTTTCCAAGCCCAAGCGAACGCGATTGCCGATGGCGCATCTGCGCCGATATCGCCAAGGCGAGGGTTCTTGCGGCCAAGCCAGAATACATCGCGAGAGATACGGCCAAGATACTGGTAGTCTTGTTCGTTATTGGGACCGGACAATAGCGCCACGAAATGGCATTGGCCGTCCGGCGAGCTAGACACCCGATAGGTGAAACGAGCGCCGGTCTTTTTCGAGACCAGCGTCAAGGTTGACTTGCCAGCGAGCGCAAAGCGCTTAGCATCCAACGCGGTGACTAACCGGCCGGACATATCCGTGGTGTCCGCTGAAGATTTGATTTCGGCGCTATCCAGATCGTCATTCAAGGTGGCGAAAAAATCAGTCATGACGGTTGTTCCTTTAGCTGGATTTAACGAGGCGAAACTCGGCAACGACCCATTCGATGCCATCCGGCCGCATCACTTTGTAAAAAATTTCGCCGCTCGGTGTTTTGCCAAGTACGCAAATGACGTCCATTTCAGTATCAACGGCGGGATAACCGCAAGCCCGCATCCAGTTGGCGCTAACCGTGACTTTCATCGTGGTATCTCCAGTGTGAGAGGAAAGAAAAAAAACAGTCCGATAGCATTAGCGCTATCGGGACCGTGGATCAAGTCAGAAAATGATAATCATTGCGCCGTAATAGACCGTGGCTAAGAACAGGAATAGCACGGCGAACGCCAGCCAGTTGGCTACGGGATCATCGTTCCACATTGAATTTATCCAATAGCGAAGAATGATTGCACGCTTCGATAAACCGGTCAGCGTCAAAGCGACCGTTCGAACGTTTACAGGCTGCTACGAAGCTATTGAGGACCGATTGCCATTGTGCGTGCTTGTTAGCGTCCCAATTCGCCATTGGCCTGCTTTCGGCCAGCACGGCGGCGATAAAGCAGAAATGACGATGTTGCAGTTCAGGGATTTTGTCCCTGTTGATGGTGGATCGGTCGCGTCCGTTCATGATGTTTGCTCCGTGAGAGGATATCGGAGAGACCGGGATGGCCCTCCTACGGCCTCAAGCCCGGACCATCTTTCGATGGCCGGGCTATCGGCAGGTAAAGACTGGTTTATGGCAGTTGTCTTTCGGCCTGATAGAGCGCGAAGGCTAACAGCTTCTGGTCCGTGGTGGTCAGCATGCAAACGGCCATGGCATGCCTGCGGGCATAGGATCGCAGCTTGCGGGCATTGGTGAGGGTGGGAGCGAGCATCCATCGGTTGAGAAGTTTAAGCATGTGAGCGTCTCCATGGGTTGAAGCGTCATTGAAGCACAAACGATAGCGTTACCGCTAATAAAAACACGTTTTCACGTCTTCACATTTGGTTACAGGCTGTAGGCTCTAGGATTGGATTAGAAGGCCATAGAGTGGGGTCTCCCCACAGAGCTACAGAGTGACCGGATTGGGAAAATAACGCATCAGTGACGTTTTCGTGTTTTGTTCTTGAGTGTATACGCTATGGAACTAGCGGGCAGGTTGTATTACTTTTTTATCCGGATGAAATCATACCTGTGGCTATTGTTGATGCACCATCCGGTTCTTTTTTGTTTTTGAAAATTGACAATGATGTTGCCATATTCATTGGGCTGCCATTCGCAGTCGCGCTGTTTGGCGATTAGAGCGGCGAACTCATCATGGTTGTGTTTTTCGTATGGAACTAAGCGGCGCGAATACAGAACAGTGCGGCCGGGTAGTCTTCTGACATAGACGTAAGTCACGTGACGCTCCTATGGTTGTAGACGTTAGTAATGGGACCGGGTTTGAGGTTCACCCTACAAAGACAATTACTACAAGCGTCATCGCTATCGAGTTCCAAAATATGATTGTTTAATAATTTCAATGATTTAACTTGCCTACTGAAATTTTGTAGTTTTGGCCTGTTGGGATGTAGGTGTGTGGGAGGTTAAGTCATTGAAATCATTGTGTTATTTTTTATTTTTCTTACATTTGGGGGGGTCAAAACGCTTAAGAGGGGTAAAAAAGAATATTGAAAAAATGTTTGTTCCCGGTATGTCTAGGGACCGTTGAAATGATTATGTTATTTTGACCTACATGTGTTTGTTCTTGGTTTGTTCGTGTCTGTCACCTACAACCACGATCCGCCCACATGTAATAATACAAGCCAAAAATCAAGTTAAGTCCATGACCGGTCTACACTAATCGCTATAACCCTACCAACCCCACAAAAATACATTAAAAGGGGGGTTTTGTTGTGGGGTGCTAAAAAGCGCTTAAAGTGGCTCTAGTCCGGTCCACTATTTTGAGTGTGGGGGAGGCTTCGGAAAGCGCAAAATAGGCAATTGGCGCTCTATCCATCGCGGTCGCAAATAGGAGGCGTGTGGGGCCGTAAAACAGGCTTTCGACTACGCCAAGTGCGCGACCTGCTTCGATGCGGGCGGAAACTAGATCGATAGCGTCGGTCGCGGTTTCGATTGACCATTGCGCGCCCTCGTAGGCAAGGACGGCGGCGAACAAGAGGTTTAGCGCATCTAGGATCAAATCGGCTTGGATGTCGGATAAACCGAGCATTTCGCGCTTGATCGGCATCAAGGCGATACCGGCCGGTTTGAGGGCGCGAGCGCCCGCGTTAAGGATTTGTTCGAGTTCCGCGCGTGCTTCGTGAAAGACGATCTCAGAAAAACCGGTGAACAGAGCGGGAACGGTTTTATCGGTCATTTGCATGGCCCTTTTACTAGTGTATACGTTAGCGTGTGGGATGATCCCACATAGGAGGATTGAATATGAACATGCGAATTGAAACAATCGACTATGCCGTGATGGTAGATGAACTGGCAGAACTCAAGGCGAGCATCGCGCCACTGCAAGAACGTGAAGCTACGTTGAAGGACCTGTTCAAAGAAGGCGGACGCGACCGCTACGATGGAACCGGGCACACCGCTGTTGTCGTGCTGTCCGAGCGGGACAGTCTCGACACCAAGCGGCTGCGAGCGGACCTAGGCGAGGAACTGTACCTGTCCTATTGTTCCAAGACGTCGGTCACGGCCGTTCGCCTGACCGCTCGTAAAACCCATTAGGACGGTCACTCATGGGTCATGCAATGTTGTTCGCGGGGGTAATAGCCCTCGTCGCTCTCGCCTTTGGCAAGGACGCTGCGGTCATCCTAGCCCGTATCCTCGTGATCGGTATTCCCTTAGTGATCGCAGTCCTTCTGCTCTGCGCTAGCGCTGGCGTGTTCAAAGGTCTGTAAAGCTGACCTGACGTTTGTTGCGACGCGACGGCCCGGACGCAAGTTCGGGCCTATGCGCGTCTGCGCGCGGCTCACCCTCGAACCGTTGCCGCTCGAACCACTCGCTTTCCTTCCCGGTCTCCCTGCTGGTATGTGGGATGTGGCATAGCGTATACCAGTAACCACTGGTATCTGGCATGTGGTATCTGGTATACAGTATACCAGATACCAGAAGGTACCGAATGTGACAGAAAGGTGGTCGGATCGCTTTCGGGTACCGGTAACGGGCGATGGCGGCGGCAGGCTGGCGCTAGATACCCCACCCCCTAGGAATTTTTAGTATACAAGTTTACTGATAACAGTAACACGCCGTGTGATACCCTACCCCCTAGGAAATTTTAGTATACAAGTTTACGCCCGTAGGGTAAGTTTACAAATCCTCCACCCCCTAGGAAATTTTAGTATACAAGTTGACAAATGCTTTAGCGGTGTTATGGAACTATGCTAAAGTCCGGTCCCTCTGGTGGAACAGAAGTAACAAACCGCCGCCAAGTGCGAGCTGGCAGGAAAGATGGCAAAAATGGCAGACAACCGGCTCGATCTCATTCGTTCCATCGTGCTGGCGGCCGATCAGGCCCGCGACAATCCCGATCTGGCGTGGCGGACCCTCAGCCAGATCAAGCGGTTGCTGGTCGAGCCTGACTTGAACCAGCGGCGTGTTAGGGCGCTGCAGTTCATCAAGGCACTCGCGGCCGATGATCTGGGCGATCCTCCGACGGTCCGATTGGCAGCAATCTGGCAAGCGGCGCATGACGCGCTGCGTGAGGTTTGAAAATGGCTAAACGCGAGCGCAAGCTGTCAGCCTCCACGGTGCGCGACATGGCCCGCAGGCGAGGACTGGCGATCCACAGGGCAGTAGCTGGCGGCTGGTACGTCGTGCTGATAGGCTACGTCTCCGGTCAGCCAGCCCCTACCCCGGTCCTCTATGCCACCCACGACTGGAACAAGGCCAAGGCGTTCGTCAAAAAGCAGCCGACCATCATCAAGGTTCGGCCAGAATTTTCAAATTCTGTCGATAGGGAGAGTGACGAGGATGACAAGAGCTAACACCAGACCGTACAGCCAGCTGCACAACGACATGCTCAAGCATCTGACCATCCAGCTGCGCAAGGCCAACTACGACGTCGCGCAGACTTGCGAGCTGGCCGACATCGCTCCGGAAATGATCACCCAGATCATCGTCTCGGCACTGCTGGCCGAAGCCATTCATGGCATGGCGGTCCTTGAGATGTCCGAAACCCAGTTTATCGCGCTGTGCCGCCGCGCCTACCGGCAGCTCTATCCGGAAATATCGCAAAGTATGGGCCGATGATTACGCTGCTGGCCATCACAACTCACGAGGCCGTTCGATGACGCTGACCCTGATAACCATCAGTGTACTGGTTGGGGCGGTCCTGCTGCTGCTGATCGAAGCCGCCATTCTTGCCTTGTTATTCGCCAGCGAGTGGCGCGAAAGGTGAGAGCAACAACATGAGCCGCAAAATGGTTCTGACGTTTGACGAGCACGATTATGACCAGCTGATCTTGCTGGCCAAATTGCACAAGTGCAGCGTTACCGAGCTGGTGCGCCGCATCGTCCGCGCCCATCTCGACAAGCGCGAGCTGGAGTTAAAATGACCTATAAAGATAACGCTATTTTTAAAGATGTGGCGCAGCATTTTGCCGAACGCTTGCAGCAGCTGGTCAGAGATACCAGAGATACTTGCGCGCAGTCGAGATTGACACCGGACGATTGCGTCATGCTGGTAACCATACATCTGTGGTACCAGCTGGCGCGCGCCGCTCACGCGGGCGAGATCAGCGAGGCCGATTTCGTCAAGGCGGCCTCCTTGGCTTATTGCGATATCAAGGGCTGGCTGGAGCAGCAGCTCAGCAAAAATTCTGGTCCTAAGAAAAATTAAATGAGTAACGACGCCAGTTTAATCGAACACCTGCGCTATCACGCCTCCGACCTTGGCGCGCATGCCGTGCCGTGCCGGGAAGCTGCCGATCAGATCGAGCGGCTTGAGGCGGCGCTGCAGTTCTATCGCGATGGATGGATGTTCCAGACACACAAAAGTATGCCGGGACTATCATGGTCTCCAAAAGAAGAATTGCTTGATGATTGCGGCAACATCGCCCGCGCCGCACTGGGCAAGGATACAGGAAAATGAAAAAGACGCTTCCTCAGCTGCTGGAAACAGCCCGCCTCCGCGCTGGCGCTTACGCCTCAAGGACCGGAGATCAGCATGGCGCGTTCAAGCTCATTGCGCCATCGCGGCGGCTGGCGGTGCTCTCCAGCGGCCCCAATGAGGGTTGGGAGCATGTCAGCGTTTCAGCCCATGACCGCACCCCGACGTGGAAGGAAATGTGCTGGATCAAGGATCTGTTCTGGGACGACGATGAAGTGGTGATGCAGTTGCATCCGGCCAAGCGGGATTACGTCAACCACCATCCGTATTGCCTGCACCTCTGGCGGCCGCTCGAAGGCGTCATCCCGTTGCCGCCGTCGGAGTTTGTCGGGCCGAAGGAAACGGCATGAGCCTGCATGCCGCTTGTTCGCCGTCGTCCGCCACGATGTGGTTAAATTGTGCGGCCAGCGTCACCAAAACCAAGGACATGGTTCGTCCGTCGTCAAAATATGCCCGTGAAGGCACCGCCGCGCACAAGGTGGCCGAGCTGACCCTGAAGGGGGATATCTTCCTGCCCGACAAGGTCACCGTCGAAGGCTACGAGTATATCGTTTCGCCCGGCATGTGCCGGGCCCTCAACTCATACATCACGCATATCGAAAGCCTTCGAGCCTTACCCGATGCCGTGGTGGTGCTTGAAAAACGCCTCGTCGTCCCGCAGACCGGCGGCATGGTCTGGGGTACGCTGGACTGCGGCGTGCAGGCGACCGGCGAGTTACACGTCGTCGACCTGAAATTCGGCAAGTGGGGTGTTGTCGATCCCGATGCTCCGCAGCTCAAGCTCTACGCGCTGGCGCTGGCTGATCACGTCAAAGCGACGCGGCCAGATACTCGCGTCACGCTGACCATCTGCCAGCCGCGTGCCGGGGATACGGCGCTGCGCTCGCACGTTTCGACGCTGGGTGCGTTGAAGACGTGGCGGGCAACCTACGTCAGGCCCGCCATCCTGCGGATCAAGGCGGGTGACTTAACCGAGCACGCGGGCCCGCACTGCCGCTGGTGCGTGCGGCAAACCGAATGCAAAGCCTTTGCCCAAAAACATCAGGCGCGCGCCACGGACGTGTTCGACGATGCAGGACCGTTCGCATGAAGCGCCGCAACCCGCCGAGCGACATCCCGCGGGCCCGGTCGCTGCTGATCAGGGGCATGGAGCTGAAAGACTGGGATTACGTCTACGCGGCGCTGCTGCTGATGACCCGGGCAAAACGGCGGGTTAAACGTTAACGAAAGCCGCGGTTGACAGGGCCGCGGCTTTCGACGGACTATGTCCCTGTTACTTCGTGTCAACCCATCTCAACAGAAAGATCTCATCATGGCTGCCATCAATACCCCCTATGCCACCCTCTCCTTTCAGAACCTGTTCACCCCGCGTCCCCGCGCCGAAGGCGGTGACCCGGTGTATTCCTGCGCGCTGATCTTCGATCCGGCCGCGCAGAAGTCGCCGAAGTACAAGGCGCTGCAGGACGCCTGCATCGAAGCCGCCCGCAGTGAATGGGGCGACAACGTCAACATCAAACAGGTCAAAATGCCGTTCCGGGACGCGGGCGAAAAGTCTTATGATGGTTACCGTCCCGGCGATGTCTTCATCTCGCCGTGGTCAAAGAACAAGCCCGGCATCGTCGACACCAACCGGGAGGATATCCTGTTGTCCGAGGAAGTCTGGTCCGGGCAACTGGTGCGCGCCAACGTGGTGCCGTTCGCGTGGTCGCATACCGGCAAGCGCGGCGTCTCCTTTGGCTTGAACCATGTCCAGGTGATCCAGAGCGACGGCCGCCAGCGGCTCGACGGGCGGCCGTCGGCAGGCTCAGCATTCGACGACGGCGAAGTCAAAGGCGGCGACGGGATCTTCTGATGGCGGACGAGTTTACCAGGGAGCTGTCCGAGCTGGCCAGCACCGCCAAACGAACGAAGGCGGCGGTGCCGCCTTCGAGGTCAGCACCGATGCCGATCTACGACTTCGAGCATCTCGGCGAAACCTTGTCGGACAGTCTGGTGCAGGCGGCCGAAGATCTGTCGGCCGAAGCGCAACAGATCGCCAACCGGTTGACAGAGGATGCGCATCAGCTGGCCAACAACGCCCGGACCCTGGCCGCCGACATCCGGCTACAGGTCTCCGAGCAAAGCAAGCTGCTCGCCGACATCAACAACCGGCTCAAGGCGTCCGGCGAACAGGTGCTGGAAGCGCAGCGCAAATTCAACGGAGGCGCCTAATGGACGACAAGATCAGGCGGCGGCCGGGACGTCCGGTCAAATACGGTCCGACGACGATGCACCGGCTGCAGCGCACCCTGCATCAGCAGATCCGGCAGCAGCTGTGGCCGTGGGAAACCCTGTCGGATTACATCCGGCTGGCGCTTAAGAAAGAGTTGCAGGTACGCGACCAGATCAGGTCCTGACAAAAAACAGCCCCGCCAGAACGGCGGGGCTTTTTAGTTGTCTTACCCGCCGCACCGGTACCACAGCACGGCGCCTCCGGCAATCAACAGCCACAGCGGCAGCGACAGCAGCATGCCGGTGAGGATGCCGCGGGCGACGTTCAGGCCGTTGTCGTTGTCGTTGTCATGCTCTGGCGGGTCAGCGGACTGGGCTGCCGAACACCTGAAATCCGAGCAGGCCGATCAGCAGAAACAGGATGAACCAGCTGCCGAACGGCGCCCAGATCTGCCCGGCGGGCCGCCACGGGTTCATGCCCCAGACCCCGAACACCAGCGTGAAGACCCAGATGATCCAGAACCAGATATTGGCACCCATGGCTCAAACCTTCCTCACGGCGCGACCGCGTACCACGCCACGATCGCGATGACGCCGAGGCACGCGACGATGCCGAGGATCACGATCCACGGAATTTGATTGTCCCTGCCATCCCACCGCATTCAAACCTCGTCGCCGTAGATCACCTCGTTGTTGATCGCGATCGAAACCGCGACTTCGCCCGAGGTGACGATGTTGAGGTGCACGCTGGCCATTTCCGGTGCGGGCTTCGGCGGCTGCACCGACCCCGCCGGTTTGATCCACGCCAGCAGCTGATCGTCGCTGCCGTTAAAGCGGTTGAGGTCGACCAGGCTGCCGCTGACGCCGTTGATGGTGCCGCTCTCCGAATACTGCCACAACGTCCAGCCGGGATAGGTACCTTCCGGCCACGACGGGGTGCCACTGGTGTATTGCGCCAGCCACAGGTCGGTATTCTCGGCCAGCAGCTTGTCATAGCTGCCGTCGAGCTGCTCCTTCAGCAGATGGCCAGAATAGATCGTCACCCGCAAATCGCGCGGATCGTCCAGCAACGCTTGCACGGCTTGGTGCAGATCGTCGAGCGTGCAGCCATCTTCTTCGTAGTCGATCACCACTCGCTCGCCCACGACCGGCTGCAGCGTGTCCAAATAGAATTTCATCTGCGACGCCGGGCTGGAGCTTGGCGACAGCCAGTGATAGGTCGCCACTGCGATCCCGGCGTCGATCGCGTTCTTGCAGTTCTTGCCGCGGTTGGGGTCGACGTAGCTCGACCCTTCGGTGCATTTGTGGATCAGCGCGATGACGCCCGCGGCGCGCACCTTGCCGAAGTCGGGAAAATCCTGGTGGTGCGAGATGTCGATGCATTTGACGATTTCAGCCATGGGCCAACTCCTTCAACATCGCGGCGGGTGCCAATTTGCCAGATTACGCTGCGCCCGGACATAGGCGTTGACGCCGAGCGACGCGCCATTGACGGCACGGGCCGGTTGCTCCGCCGGGTCCTTGATCCAGATCTCGAACAGGTGGCTGATGTGCTCCTCGAAGGCGTGATCGAGGCTGTCGGACATCATCTTGTGCATATGGTCTTCCTGCTGCTGATCGGCGACGCAGTATTTCACGATCGCTGGCGGTTCGGTGGCCGTCGTGAGCGTCACCAGAAGCGCCAGCAACACGATCGTCGATGCGGCACCTCTGGCGGACATTATTTTGGCGTGGTGAATGGATCGAAAGGGGGCACGGTGTCTCCGGTTGCGCTGAGTTGATAGCCCATCGTATTACAACCTCGCATTCAGCGAAATGTAACTGCCCGCGGCATTATAGTAATAGGCAGCACCCGCGGCGGTAGCATTAAGCCCGAAATACGCGCTACGGACACCGGGGAATGGGTTGATGGTGGACGCATTGGTGTAGGTCCAGGTGCCGACGAAAGTGAGGGTTGGCGCAGCACGCATTTCTACACCGTAATGAATAACCGGTCCGACAACCGACATTGCCGACGGCGCGTAACCCGCGTTGACCATGGCGTCGAACAGGACAGTGCCGCCTAGTTTCTGCCAGTACCGCTTGCACAACAGCAGCTCGTTCACGTAGTCCGGCACCACGAATGGCGTTGCGATTGTCCCGATTTCCAGTTTGACCGTGCCGAGTGTACCGGCATTAAACTCGACCGACATCACCGTGCCAGCTGTCTGCCCGTTAATCAGCAGCGGACTGGCGGCATAGGCCCCGGAAGGTGTCAGTGAATTTACACCCGCACGCGCTTGTGCCGTGCCGGTCCAGGTAAGAATGTAGGAACCACCGACGACCCTCACATCCTCAATCGGTTGGATCAGCGACTTACCGGCTGCGATGGTGATTTGCGTACTGCTGGCCAGTTGCGTAAAAGAGTAATCACCTCCGCTCGCTCCGGCTTTCCATTGGTCGTGACCGTAGGCCCCGGCAGCCAGCACAGCCGCAGAAACATAGCCGCCCTGATTGATGCGGAAATCTCCGTTGATGACGCTGTTAGCATTGGGCGTGCCGGTATTGCTGCGCGCCTGCGCCTGCTGGTTGGCGGTCAGGCCCTGCGGCAGATCAAACCGCACCGCGCCCGCGGTGGTGGCCGCCGAGCCGAGCGCGGTGATACCGTATTCGGTGATGATGACGAGGCCCGCGCCGCCAGCACCCCCGGCCAGCGCCGGGCCGTTGCTGAATTGCGCGGCGCCCGCTCCGCCGCTCCCCGTCAATCCGGCGTTTCCGGTGGCGGACAGCAGACCCTGTGCCGCGCCGCCGAACACACTCGGCCCGCCGTTGCCGCCCTGGGCGACACCGCCGGTCCCGACGCCGGGGTTGCCCGCCGAGCCACTCAACCGCACGTCACCGACGCCGTTTGCGCCAATGCCCCCGGCGCCGCCAGAGATGACGTAGGACACCAGCGCCGATCCGATCGGGTTGCCGCCAGCACCGCCAACCGCGCTGCACAGCGACCCCACCGATGTGATGCCTCCGGCGCCGCCTGTATTGTTTCCGGCGAGACCGCCCGCGCCGCCTGCGCCGACGGTCACGGTTTGCGACACGCCGATCATCGCGGCGGTGGCGTACAGACGTGAATAGGCTCCGGCGCCACCACCACCGCCCACGGTGATGTTGGGCGAAGCCCCGGACGCCAGACACCCCGCGCCCCCGCCCCCGCCGCCCACCAGTTCGATGATGCATGTCACCATGTTGGGCGAAGGTGTGTAGGTTCCGCTGGCGGTGAACGCTAAAATCCGGATCACGCCGCCGGTGTTTGGTGTCGCCAGCGTGTACAGCCATTTTTCGCCGTCGTAGGTGTAGCCCTGGAAGGTCTGGCCGACCGTCGGCGTGTTGGGGAAATCAAACGCCATCAGGCATCCCTCCCGCGCCGGTCGATGTAACCGAGTGTCGCAATACTAAATTGACACGTCGCCGCCGACGCGTTCGAAACGATGCGATACTGCCGCGATGCGTTGAGGCGAACTCTGAGGTTGGTGGCGGTTGCTGGTACATTCGCGATCGGGGTACAGAATTGATAATTGCCAATCACGGGGTTGTTGACGATGAGGGCGGCGTTGGCCACCAACGAATGGATTGTCGCCAGCGTGATTGCCGTGTTGGACACCATGACGGCATACAGGATCGCCTCGCAGTTCGGTGGTGCTATCGCGGTCGCGAAAAATCCCGTCGTGCCAACCGCCTGAGCGTTGAGGTCCTGGATCGGCGCGTCCCACAAAAACTCGTCGCCAGTCTGGGTGAATTTAAGCCACTGGTTGACGTTGAGGCCGTTATTAAGCGAACCGATACGGCGAAACTGCGTGTAGTTGGCCGGTAACGTCGGCGCGTTGCCCATGATCGTCAGCAGCACATCGACCACGCCGGTATCAGGGCGGCGGATCAGATAGACGTCGTGATAGTTAGCCGCAATCGTTCCGGTATCGAGCGCGCCGTTGCCGCTGCCGACCACCCACGCGCCCATGGTCTTGGTGATCGCCGCGGGCAGTGTCATCATCGCAATATTGGTGCTGTCTGCGGCGACGCCGGGCTGCACCGTAAAGCTCGCCGATGCACCCGGCGTCGACAGCGTCAGCCCGGCAAGGTGACTGCGTTGTACGGGATTAACATTGCCGCCGGGCAGCGCCACCCACTGGCTGGAGTTGCCGTCATTATAGTAGAGAAAGAACAGGCCGGTGTTACTCTGCCACCACAGCATGCCTGCGGTCGGCGACGCGGGCGGCGTATCTGAAATCACGACGCCGCCGCCTCCGGGCCCCAGCGGGTGAACGTGGTCCTCGCGCGCGAACTTGACCGATGTACCCACCGCACCGGCACCGCTTTCGACCAGCGGCAGCGCGGTGGCCGGGGCCCGCACATTGTTATCGACGTACTGTTTGGTGGCGGCGCCGAGCGCGGCGCCGGGATCGGCCGCCAGCAGCAGCGCGCCGGTCAGCGTGATCCCACCATCGGACCGCTTGACCGTCAGCGGGGCGTCGATGAAACCCCCGGCATCGGTGTAGCGGTACAGCGCGAAATCGGACCCAGCGTTGCCGCCGCTCTCGGCGGTAACGTCCCCTAAAATCATCGCCCAGCGCGGATTGGCGCCGTTGTAGGCGGCGATCTGATCGGATTGCCCCGACGCGGTCTTCTGCAGCACCAGCGCCGGATTGGTCTTGCCGATCTGCAGATTGCCCGTCATCACATCGCCCGCCTTGGCGACCTTCTCGCTGTCCAGTTCCTGCAGCGCCGCCTGCACGTTGGTCGAGGCGATATTCCCTGCCGGAGTGACCGTGATGCCGGAGGCGGCGCCGCCGCCGCCGCTGGTCACGGCGCTCCACGCGGTGTTCTTGCGGCCGTAGGTCTGACCGTCGGCCGGGGCTTCGCTGATGCCGCCCGCCGGGCCCGCCGGACCCTTGATGTTGGTTTCCGACGTCCAGCTCATGCAGCCGTCCCCCTGAACGCGCCCCATGTCGCGGTTGCCGCGCTCCAGCGCCAGACATCGCCGCTGGTCTCGTCCAGCCACATGTCGCCTTCGATCCTTGTATCCGGCACGGTGCCGGGGGCGCCGGGGCCCGTGTACCAGCGCGAACCCCTTAACCCCGGGTCGCCCTGCACGCCGCGCGGCCCGATCGGCCCCGCCGGACCCACCGGCCCGGTCGAATAGCTCGCGGGCGCCAACGGCCCGTAGATCGCGTAGCCGTAGCCGGTGAGATCGATGCGGCCGCAGGCCAGCATGTCTTGCGGCTGCCCTTGATCGTTGCGGGTATAGACCTCGATGCTGAAGCGGTCGTTCATCACCGAGGCCGGGATCGTGGCGATGCCCGAGGCCCCGGTGACGTCGTTGACGACGATGTCGTAGCCGGAAACGACGTTGGAGGTGAACGGCCGCAGTACCAGTTGCGGATTAAGGTTCGCAATCACCGCGTAGGGCAGGCCGTTGAGGTCCTTGAAATAAAACTGTACGTCGCCCGGCATGCCCGCGGCCTGCGCGAAACCAATCTCGTCCGGCGACGCCGGGTTGACGTAGATCGTTGCGGTGTGCATCCCCGTAGTTATCCCAGGTTGTATCGTCCAAGAACGTCGCTTAACTCAGGTTCGACAAACAAAAAGGTGCTTACCCCCATGAAAACCCTCATCGCTGTCGGCTTGCTGCTGGCCCTCGCTACTTCCGCGCATGGTGCTGAAGTTCGCAACACCGTCCCCGGCTGGGTGCTTAGACTGGACGCCAAACAATACGCGGCGCGCGAAGCCCGCGAAGCGGCCAAAGGCACCTGGTTTCTGCTGTTCGATACCTGGTTCTGCGACGTGCATGACTGCGGGGAAGGGAAGCCGCCGGAAGAGGATTTCGTGCACCGGGACAGCTACGCCACGCAGAAGCGGTGCCTGGCCGCCGGGCGCCGTTTGGTCGCCGACCGGACGACGGCGCCGTACGCGTTCGCTGCGGCCACCAGCAACGCCATCGGGAGAATATCCCCGCGGTGTGTGTGGCATCGCTTGGACTAGCCGCTTCATGGATAATTCCCCGTGAACATGCCATGCGCTTTCTGCCAGTCTCGCTCGGACATCGGATAAGCCCCCGACGCTTCGCCGCCGGCAATCGCGCGCATGAACGGGATCGCAAACGCCGGATCGCGGATCATCTCCGGCGTAATCACCATGCTGCTGGGGTAGCCGGGAATGGTGCTTCTGAGATTTCCGCTCCATTTGGAGATGGCATCTCCCACGGTTTTGCCGACATAGTTCTGGCTCAGGTTCTCGAAATTGGCGGCGGCGCCGGCAACCGGCGTGTCAAAGGTGGCTATCTTGTACTTGCCGCCGAGCAGGTCTTGTTGCCCGGTGGCGCCGTACATGGTGGCGATGTCACCGGGATACTGCGCGCCCGGGTTGTTATTACGAACGGTGGCAAATCCCGCGCCAGCCGGGTTTAACGGCGGCTCGTCGCTGTACTGGTCATAAGGCTGTCGCGCGATTTGCTGGAACGGGCCGTAGCTGTTGGCGGGGCTCTGGAAGTTCGCCATGGCGGCGGAAGGCGCGCTCATGGAGGCCGCCAGCCGGTCTCGCATCGCCGTGTCTCCCCCGAGACGTTCGACGACGGCAGGGGGCGGGGCGGCAGCGGGCGGGGCGGCGCGGCCATTTGGCGGACCGGGAATAGGCGCATTAGTCCAATCGAAGTTGAACGCGGGCGGCCGTGATTGCAGGATCGCCTGCACGCCCCGGCTGCCTTCATCATTCGCCCGGTTGGTGGAGATTTCGCCGTGGCCATAAAATGGCGTATTCGGATAGCGGGTGTTGGCGAACTGCGTCAGCGCAGCCAGCTGGGCGGGCGTCACATTCTTTTCGTTCTTGGCCATGATTTCCATGCCGACGATGCTGCGGTTACTCACCCCCGTTTGTTTGGTTGAGACGCCCGAGCCCGGCATTTCGAGATCCTTGGCGTGGCCGGTGCCGGTGTAGCCGTACTCGTTGGCTGTGTCGTGAATGACGCCGTTGCGGTCCATGATGTATTGCGCCCCGACACCGGGACGCTCGGTCCGCCAGCTGTTGACGATGGCCTCGGGCGAACTGCCGCCGCCGGTATGGTGCACGACGAAAAGCTCCGGCTCCTGGCCGTTGGGCGCGAGCCGCGCGGCCGGGAAGACATCCGCCGGTGGACGCGGCGCATTCGCGCCAGGATAGACCTGGGTGGCCGGGCTCTCGGCGGCATTGGCCTCGGCGGGACGCGCGCGTGGCAGCGGGATATCCCCTGTGGCCGCGTCGCTCGTCGCCGGACCGCCCGCCTCCCTGGCGCTTTCCGCCGTTCGCCCCAGGGGCAGCGGGATGGCGCCGGGCAGCGCCGCGTAGGGATCGGCGTTTGCCTCGGCCGGGCGCGCCACCGGCAGCGGCACCCGCTCGGTCGGGGCTTCGGCAGGCGGCACCGCAGGCGGCGGAATTTTCGGCGTTTCCGCCGTGGCGGGGCCGCCGCCCTTCGCCATGACTTCGGCGAGCCGGGCCCGGGCCTGCTCGCCCAGATCGGCCGCGGTCAGGCCGCCGCCACCCTGAATTTCGCCCCCGGAACGCGGGCTATACGGCGACGTGACGCCGAAATACGGATTATAGGCTTCGGTGACGGGCGGCCCGTTGGTTTTGAACTGGTTGGGCTCCGACGGCGGCTGATAAGTCTGGCCAGTCAGGCCGCCCCAGTCGAGCCCGCCGATCCCCCCAGCCACGCCACCGCTCTGCGGCCCGCTGGTGCCGACGATCGGAGCTGCGCCAGTATCGAACGGACTGCCGCCGATCGCATTGCCCCCGGCGCTGAAGCCTTGGCTCGGGTCATAGCCGACCAGCCGCTGCGCGTCGGGCAAGGTCGGCGCGCGGCCCCATCCGGCGTTGCCGCCGTTGAAGTCAAACGGCGGCTGCGCTTGTGACTTCGGTTGCAGGTTGGCCAACGGATCGGCACTGCTGCCGCCGACGCCCTGGCCGAACAGCGAACCGAAATTGACCGGCGGCTGCTGCGGCTGGGCCGCACGTGCGCCGCCGCTGCCGCCACCAAACAGCCCGGACCAGTCGATGGCGTTGTTGGGGCCCTGGTAGGCGCCGCCGAGGCCGCCCGCGAGGCCGCCGAACATCCCGGCGCCGAAGTCGGCCGCATGGGGCTGCTGCTGCTGCGCGGCCTGGGCGAGGCCGCCCCAGTCGATGCCGCCCGCCCCCGGAAACTGAAAACCGCGCGAACCGGTGTCGAACACGTTGGGCGTGGTCTGGTACGGCGACGCCCCCAGGCTGCCGAGGCCGCCGCCAAAGTCGTAGATGCTGCCGCCGAACCCGCTGGAGCCGCCGCCGCCCTGGAACGGCGAAGCGCCCGTCTCCCAGACGTTAGGTGTGGTCTGATAAGGCGACGCCCCGCCACCCCTGCCATACCCCGGGTCGGTGAAGACGCCGTACGGGCTCATGCCCGCGGCACTGTATTGCGCGCCGAGACCCGAATAATAGTTGGTCTGCTGGCCGAAGCCGCCACCGGACGAATACAGATTGTTGACGACGTTCTGGTTGCCGTAGGTCTCCGGCGCCCACGGCGCCGACACCTGTCCGGCCGACATCGTCCCCGCCCCGGTGCCGCCGCCAAGGAACGGGTTGCCGGAGAAGTTGCCCATGTAGGGAGTGCCGAAAACGTCGCTCATTTATCTACTTCCAGCCTGGCTTCGATCGCCGCAACCCGGTCAAGCAACGACGCGATGCCCGCCGGAGGCTCCAGCGGCGGCAGATCGCTGAAGGCGTCGGTGGCCGGGTCGTAGAGCTTCTGCCCGAAATCAGCCTGCGGATCGCTGCCGGTATAGTCGGTGATTTCCCGCACCAGTTGATTAGCCGGAAACAGCATGGTCACGTCGGTGACGGCGACGCTGACGACGTACCCGGCATAACTGTCATTCCACAACGCCGTGAACTTGACCGTACCGGCGCCAAAATGCGTATCGGCCCTGACGTAGTCGTACCAATCGGCGCCATCGCTCTCCCGCTGCACGAACAGCGCGCCGCTCGGCGCGCCTAGCGGGAACGTGCCCGGCACGTAGACTTGCCAATTACCGTGATCGATAAAGCTCATCAGGCGTACCCCACTGTGTACCAACCGTTCGTATACATCTGCAGGTATCGCCACCGGAACATGACCGGAACGACCCAAGCGGGCCCGGGCTCGATGATGATGTCAAACCCGGTCATGACCGCGCCCGCATACGGTTCTTTCATCGAGCCCGGCCCTCCCATGCTGCCGGTGCCGACGTCCCCTGCGTAGACCAGCCGCACATTCGAGACGAGGTTCGCCCCTGGCGCCACCGCAAAGTCGCGCGTCGTCCAGAACTTGTAGCTGGTGCTGGCGCCGTGCGACGAGCCGCCCATGTAGAAATTGCCGTCAGAGCCCAGCCCGAAATTGGCGGCAAAATATCCGGGGGCGTAGAAACCGATCGCCGCGTTGGCGCCACCCATAATCTGAAGGGTGCCAGCCAGACTGGCGGAAGCGATGTTGCCGCCAACGGCGGTCACGAGCGCGCCGGTCAGCGTGCCGCCTGCCAGCGGCAGCTTGCTGGCCGCCGCGTTGGCAGCCGTGGTGTCAACGTATTGCTTGGTGGCGACGCCGAGCGCCGCCGCCGGGTTGGCCTTGACGGTCAACAGCCCGGTGGCGCGCGAACCGGCCAGCACGTCGCCGATCAGGCTGCCATCGTCATGGTAGTTGATCAATTCGAAATCCGACCCGGCGTCGCTGCCGCCCTCGGCGGTTAAGTTGCCGAGCACGATCTCCCAGCGGTTTTTGTCGGCCTTCTGGCCGAAGATGCTGTTCTTGAAACCCGGTTGGCCGTCCAGGGTAAGCGCCGGGTCGTTCTGCTTGATGACTACGTCGCCGGTCAGCGGCGTGCTGCCATCGAGCGCCAGCTTGGTGTCCGCATAGGCCTTGGTGGCGGCGTCCTGCGGGTTGATCGGATCGGCCAGCGCCGTGATGCGTTTCGAATTGAAGGGAATATTCTGGGTGATGGTGGTCTGGCCGTCCTTGACGATGCACTGGCTCAGACCGCTGGCGAGGTTGTTGTCTTCGTCGTCGTGCCGGTCCGCGCGGATCTTGGTGCCCGCGGTCGCGTCCGCGACCCAGCTGTACAACCGCAGGAAAGTGCCGAAGCCGTCGAACGCCATGGCATCACTCCTTCGCTTTCGGCAGAGCGTACTGCGACACGGGTACCGGTTTAAGCGGTACGGACGCCTCACGCCCGGTGCCTGGCGTCAAATCGTATTTCCCGCCTGTTGCCGCCCCGCTCACCCTGCGCCCGGTGATCTGACTTACCTCCGGATGCTGACTGCGGAATTGCGCCAGCAGATCCCGCAGGGCCGCAGGCCCCAACCCGCCCCGGCCCAGCTCGCGGGGCGCGTTGAGCTGCATGATGTCCTCCACCCGGGCGACGTTGTCGGGAAGAAACCGCATCAGTATCTCGGCCTGTGTCGCCCCCTCCGGATCGAGCGCCTTGTAGTACTTTTCATTGGCCCGGAGCTGGGCGGGCTCGTACACCCCACCTTCCGGGGCCTGCGTCAGCGTGAGTCTGGGAGCCTTGACCGACAAGCCGCCGCCGGACGACGCCAGCGCGACCTTCATCGCGTTGTCGATATCCTCGTCCGTGATATTCACCAGCGGGCTTGCCGTACTGTATGGCATCTCAGCAACCCTTCAGCTTCATCATCGGTTTCGAGCCGCTGGATTTCGGCAGTCCGAACTGCTTCGAGCTTTTGCTCGGCCGTTGCGCCTTCTGCATCGGCTTGGTCTTGGTGTAGCCGTCTTCCTCGGCAACCGCGACCGCGTCAGGCCGTGGAATGCGGGCGTAGTCGGCCTTGACTACCGGCGGGATGTCAGCAGTTGTCTTTGGCATCTCTCATCCCTTTCGATTTCGGCAGCGAATATTGGCTTGATTTCTTTCTCTTGTCGGCTTCGTAGAATTCCTTGCCGACCGGCTGCGGGATATCAACCTTGGCGGCAAACGCGGGTGAGTGCGCTACGGCGCGCATCAGCTTTTCCTGTGCGGGTGATTTCGACGGCATTTTCACTCTCCTAGCTTGCTGCCTGCATACGCCGCGCCGCCGCGCTGCGCGGCCTGTTTCGCCAGCAGCGTGCGCAACGCATCCGGCGGAATAGCCTTGGGCTGCGAGCCGGTGATGCTGCGGATCAGTTCATCGATGTTGGCCGCGCCGCGATTGGCCGCCGCACGGTCCAGCAGAGCTTTCACCGCGCCGCCGCCCGCCGCACCGCCGCCCAGCGCGCTCGGGATGAGACCAACGCCACCGTGCAACCCGAGCGCCCCGGCGCCGACGCCTGCGGCCACCCGCAATGCCGGGCTGCCCGCCACTGCGCCGAGATTGCGATAGGTGTTCTGCAGTTTGTCGCCGCTCACGATCTTGGCCAGCAGATCGCGCTGGGCAGCATCATACGGGCTGTACGCTCCCGGTTTTTCGGTCTTCTCCAAAATCGGACGAAAGGCCGCGCGATTGGCTTCGTCGGGATTGACGCCGGACTTGGACAGCGCCTTGCGTTCGGCCTTGCCCGCCGTATAGCCGACATCGTCAGCCAGCATGGCCGATTTCCAGAGTTTCTTGGCTTCGGTGTGGACGGCGGCGACATCGACCCCGGCCGGATTGATGGCGGGCTTGTTGTTCAGCACCAGATCATCGATCTGGCCGATGATTTCCCCGGCCGCACGGCGGGTCGAAGGGTCCGGACCCCGGGCCTGTTCGGCGAGCGCGGATCGAATGTTGTTCAGCTCGGTGAATTTGGCACCCTGCGGCTGCGCCGCGAGCGTGCCCAGCTGATCGACATAGCCTTTCAGCGTCGGGTTGGCGTGCGGATTGTACTTGTTGTTGGCGATCAGATCATCGAGGCCCTGCTTCAGCGCTTTGGTCTGCGGCTGGGCATAGGCGATGCCGTTCTGATCGAGGGTCTCGAACAGTGGCTTGGCGGCGGCTTTCAGCTCTTCCGGGGTGGCGCCCTGGTTGGCCTTGCGGACGGCTTCCTCCGCCCCTTTCACCCCGGGGATAAATTTGGCTGCGCCGCCAACCACGGCCGACGTGCCCGCGCCGAGCACGCCGCCAATCGTCGCGCCCTGGGTGGCGCTCCCCACGTCTTCCGCGTTCCTGGCGGCACCCTCGATGGCGCCGGTGGTGGCGCCCTGCGCGATGATCCGGCTGAGCAATTCCCGGCCGCCCTTAACCGCACCTTTACCGGCCTGCGCGATCTTGCCCACCGGTGGTGCGGCGAGACCGCCCGCGACATCGGTCACGATGCCGAGCGCACCCGGCGTGTTCTCTTCGCCTTTCTTGAAGTAGTCTTCCGCCGCACCCACCCCCGCGCGATAACGCTCGCCCGCGGTAGTACCCGGATCGAACACGCCGGTGACGGCACGCGCCGCCCCGCTCAGCGGCCGCGACAGCCCGAGCGTCGCGGCGTCGATGAACCGTTCGCCGTAGCCCGGCTCGCCGCGGCTCATGATTTCACCGCCGTACTTGGCGCGCAGCGCCTTCTCGCGGTCCGCCGCCGTCGCGTCGAGCTTGAAACCGGCAGGCAGATCCGCGGCGGGCTCGTCCAGGGTGAAACCGGCAGGGAGATCGCTCGCCATCACACCGGCCCCCATTTGCCGCCGCGGCGAACGATCTTCTTGCCGTCCGGGCTGGTGGCGGTGCGGCCTTCCAGCGGGTCGGCAGCGCTCGGCGTCGCACCCGCCGCCGGTATTTCAACCTTGACTGGCGCAGTGCCCATGCCTTTCAGCGTCTGCTCGGAGGAGGCCAGATGCGCATCCATCTGGGCCCGCAGGATCTTGAGCGCCTGCACCTTGTTCTCCTTGGGCGCCGACGGATCGTTCACCGTGGTGGTGGCCCAGTCCATGTCCTTGTTCGACGCCGGGCCCTTCAGCGCTTTCAGTTGCGCCACCACTTCCGAACTCATGATCTGGCTGTAGCGCTTGCTGCGCGCGGTGGTCTCCGGATCGGTGCCGGTGATACCCTGTAGTACGCCCGGTACGGACTGCCCATAGGTGGTTTTGGCTCCCGCGCCGCTGCCGTGATAGATGCCCTTGTCCAACAGATCGGCGGCTTCCGCCAGCTTGGCCGCGGTGGTTTGCAGGTTGATGTTTTCGTCCCGCGCCTGGCCCAGCGCGGCCTGGTCGGCCGGGCTCGGCTGGGTTTTCTTCCTGATCTCGGCCTGGATTTCCTCTTCGGTCGGCTTGCGGCCAACGTCGGCGGTGAGCTTGCCGATATCGCTTTGCGGATGCGCCTGCGAGAGCCGGTCCTGCTCGGCCAGATAGGCCTGATCCGTCTGCGCCTTCGCTGCCGCCGCTTCCTTGCGGGCGGCAAGTTCTTCAGCCCCCTGCCGCGCCGAAAACGCCTGCTGGGCATACAGCTTGCCGAGTTCTGGATCGGCGGTGGTAATTCCCGCCTGCTGCTGCGGAGTCGGGCCCTCGGGCCCTACCCCACTTATGATGTTGGCGAGATCTTGGCGGCGCTGTCCTGCCGCTTGATCCGCCCGCTTGGTGGCGAACGCATCCGCTACGGTGTTGGCGAGATATCCAGCGCCCTGCCAGGGGCTCGGCAGGCTGGTCGGCATCTCCTGCTTGGCCTGCGTCGCCGCCAGCGCCTGCGCCCGGGCCTCTAGAGCCTTGATGCTCATGGCGCGGGACGGGTCGCTGGAACCGAGGGTGGTGGATGCAAAGATCGCCATGTCAGACCAGCCTCCCAGAGTTCAGCCGCTGCATCGCCAACGCCAGTTGCTGACGCTGATTGTCCGCCACCCGGGGGTCGACCATCGGCACCACTTGCGCCGGAGGTGGCGTCGGCGCGACCGGAACCGGGCTGATGGGCGCGGTGGCGGTGGGGTTCCTGGCCAGGCCCGTGGCCGCGGTGGCCTGCCCAAGGCCTTTGATAGCCTCATCCAGGCCCGTAGCCGCGTTGCCCTTCGGATCCTTCAGCTTGTCGAGCCAATCGCCTGGTGAGGCTCCTGAAGCCGTCTGCGGGGTATTTGGCGCGACGGTCGGGGTAATGGTCGAGATATCAGTACCCTTCACCTTGTCACTGGTGTCCGTGGGGGCTGGTTCCGTTTCCGCCACAGCCGCACTCGCCCCGCCACCGCCGATCCCATCCCATTTGCCGACCCCGACCTTGGCTGCGCCGTACCACGGGCCCCAGCCCCCCTTGGCCGCTTCGCGCAGGGCGTAATCAATCGTGGCCTTCTCGTTCGCCGGATCGAGCGGGTCGAGCCCGGTCTCCTTCTTGAACTTGTTGCCGAGCCCGCCGCCGGTGTAGAGCTGAAACGCGCCGCCCGACTTGCCGCCGTCGCCAGAGAAGTCGCGCAGGCCCTCGGACTTCGCCACCTTGAGCGCGATTTCCGGATCGACCCCGTGTTTCCGGGCGGTCTCGCGAATATACCCCGCCAAGCCGCGCGGATCGTCCCGGCTGGGCTTGCCCGCCATCTCATCTGGTTTCGGCAGCGCGTATTGCCGGGCCACATCATCCTCCTTACGACCAGACGCCGCCGCGCAGCGACATCACGCTCGGGCCGTCCGTCGGACTGCCGCTGGACGCCGCCGCTGGCGACCACGACCCGCCCGGCCGCGCGGCGCCGAATTGCCCATTGCCGCCGCCGCTGCTTACTTGCGACTGCAACGCTGCCAGCTGTTGCCGCAGGCTGTCGATATCGCTCGGAGCGACCTGGCCTTGCGGCGACTTGTACTGGAACATCTCGGAGGTCAGGCCCCGGGCCGAGGGCGCCGGACCCTGACCCGCAGGCGGGATATCCGGCAGGAAGTTCTGAAACTTGCCGTAGTTCTGCGGATTGTCGTTCGACGCTCCCTGCCCGGCGATCGGAATGCCCGGCATCGGTACGCCGCCCTGCGACAGAAACATCGGGTTGGCGCTGCCGCCACTAGAGCCCATGACGCTCTCCACCCTTCGCTGGCGGGCCCTCGATGGTTTCGATCAAAGCCTCTTCCACCGAAAACCCGCGCACGTTCTCGCAATCCTCGCGCGCGGCCGATGCTGCAAGCCCAGTCATGCCGCACAACCGGCAAGTGCCGATAAAAGGCCCGCCTTTGGGTGATGTCCGTTCAACATGGTGTTTCATTGGCTGCTTTCTCCTGCGTTCACAGCATCCCGACGCCGAGCTTGGCCAGGCCGCCGCCGAGGCCGAAGATGCCCGCGTTGGTCGCCGCCGCTGCCTGCGACTGGTTCTGGAAATTGCTCTGGATGTACTGCCCGATATTCGACGGCGCGACCGGCGAGCCCTGAAACGCCTGGAACTGCGGAACGGTGGCCTGCGAGCCCGACATCAGCGCGGTGATCTCGTTGATCGGCTGGCTGCGGGTCTGGTACGCCTCCTGCATCTGGGCGCCGCGCAGATTGTTCAAATACGAGTTGGCCGACTGCTGCATGTTGAAGCGCTGGGTGCCAACGTCGTTGTAGGCGGCTTGCGCCGCGCGGCTTTCACTTCCTGACGCCAGATAGGCTTGCCGCGCCGCCTCCGCCCGGCTGTCGTCGCGGGTCATCTGATACTGACTGTAGCCCTGGCTGCCGGGCGCCAGTCCCCGGTTGGCGAGACTGGTTTCCTGCGACTGCTCCTGCGGCGCGACGCTGCGGTTGTAGCTGTCCATCATCGCTTTTTCGATGCCCGCACGATCCGTCGTGCCGGTATCCTGCCGCAGATCCTGTTGCGGCAGGCTGGTCTGCCACGGCGTCCACTGACTGGGATCGACCGGCTTGTTGAGCGCGTCGCGCAGATTGGCGGACTGCTCTACCGCCGTGGTGCCGAGGTTGTATTTGCCCTGTGTTTCTAGCCCGAGCAGCTTCTGCTGGTCCGGCGCCAGCGACGTAGTTTTTGTCCACTGCGGCGCGTAACCGGTGACCTGGCCGTTGGTGTAGATCGGGGTTTGCCCGGTCTGGTTGTAGCTGACCGAGCCGTAGGGATTGACCTCGTTGGCGTTGCTGGAAGCACCGCTGAACTGGCTGGCAAACGAGTTCTGCGCGTTCTGGGCGCCAGCGGTGGCGTAGGGATCGGGGGCGTTGGGCTGCGAGACCATCAGTGCACTCCCTCATAAACATAGCTGGGGAGAACCGGTACGGTGCGCGGCGTCACGTCCGCGTCATAGCCTGGCAGGTAGCGGCATTCTTCTTTCAGCATGCCGTACACAAGGGTGTCCCGGATACCTTCGAGCCCGAGCGGATGATGACCTTCGAACTGAAAGCCGAGCCGCTGCACCTGCCGCAACGCGCGATGGTTATCCGGCTCGACCTCGGCGGTGAGCCGTTTGGCTTGGCTGAAAAGGGCGGTGAAAATCGCTCGCAGTGCCCGGCGTGAGAGACAGCGCGGATCGAGTACCAAAACCGTAATCTTGCCTTCGAACCACGTCTGAAATTCGACGGCAAGAACGCCGGTGATATAGCCTCTTTCGTTGCGGCTCCACGCCGAGAACCACCGCGGAGCCTTGAAACTACAGTGCGAAAAATCCACGTGCAAGTGCTGCGTCAGCATCGCCTGCGCATCGGAAGGAAGATCGCCGAACAATACTTTCACGTCATGACCCTGCTCTGTTGTCGGCCTGAATTGAATAGACAACCTGATCGTTGCCCTCCTGGACGGCGACATCCGGAACACCGGTGGTCAGCACGATGACCGAATTGGTCGGGTTGGCGGACGTGGCGTAGACCCGCTCGATGTGGAGCGGGTTGAGATAAACCAGACCGCCACCGGTCAGCAGATGCACCTTGATCACATCAGGCCTCCCTCCTCGTAGATCACGTCAGCGCCAGTCAGCGCGAACGTGGTGCCCTTGAGGCTGGCTCTGATACGCGGCGCCCCGACCCGCCCGAGACCGACGACGCCCTGCCAGGTCTGCCGGGGCGCCGCATCGATCGCCCAGGACGCGGTGTCCCAACTGCTCGTGTTCCAAGTCGCCGCTACGCCTGCGACCGCCGTCGCGGGCATGTTGGTCGGCGGCAAGTTCTCGTAATCCACTTCGATATCGATGAACGGCGTCGGCACGCTATCCGACACCATGTAGAGCCGCACCAGCTTGAACTGCTTCTTGTTGACGCTCTTGAAGCTCGACCAGGCGAACCGGACATCGACGTTGATGGCGGTGCCGTTGTCGTCGAGGTACTCGCGGCCGGTCTGGTAAATCTTGCCGGTCTCGGTGCTGAAATAGGCGTGGTTGCCGAGCCAGGCCCAGCACCGCGCCGGGATGTCGCTCCATTTCGACCAGATCGCGTTCGGCATGAACCGCACCAGCTGCTGATAGGTGCCGCTGCCGGTCGGCATGTTGCAGATCGCGTGATTGGTCTGGCTGTTGATGATGACGCTCCAGCCGTAGGCGTCGCGGAACGTCTTCGAGACGTCGATGAACTCCTGCATGATGTTCTGGTCGGACGTGCCGAGATTGTCCTCTTCGGCTTTCAGCAGCGTGGACATCGGCACCAGACCGGTCGAAATCAGAACGTACAGCTCGCCGCCGTAATTGACGGTGCAGCCCGCCCCCATCGGACTATCAAACCGGTAGACGCCGACCAGCTTGAAATCGGTGGTGGGATCGCTGCCGGAATAGATCGCGGCTTCGCCATTCGAGGTGAAGATCACCAGCATGTTCTGCATCCCGGCACCGCCGTCCAAGGTCCACGTCATCAGCGACCGGATGGTGCCGCCGCGGCGGAAATACGCATTGAGCGGCAGGATGTTTAAGGAAATGCTGCCGCTGACTTCCTGCAGCCCGCCGTAATACACCGCGAGCGTCTGGCTGTCGGCGAACCACAGCCGGTTCATGTGCGCCAGCACCTTGTCAAAGATGCTGAAGTTGATGGCGCGAAGCTCGGGACTTCGACCTTGCGCGAGCAGAACTTCGACCTGATGGAAACCGGCCGGGTCGGCTTCCCAGGTGTTGCTCCCGCTGGCTTCCCGGCTGCTCGGCAGCGAACCGTTGCTGCCATCCCAGGCGATGATGCCGTCATGGCCGTTGACCATGACGGTAAACTTTGCATCCGATAGATTAGCGACCGAGGTCCACTGCCACTGATCGCCGCCATAGACCCGGGTGCCGATCCGGGTGCCAGTGGCGTTGAACAGCCCATCGCCCGCGCCGACGATGAACTTCTGACCGGTGCCGTAGAACGGGATCATCGAGGAGATCACCCGGCCGTCGGCAATGGCACCGACCTGGACATAGCCCGGCCGCAGCGAAATCCGGTCCTGCTCGACAATCCAATTCGTAAGAATGGACGCCAGCAGCGGGTCCGCCTCGTTGAGCTGGGCATAGCGGCTGAGACCCTTCAGCGGCACGCTGACATGCGTCACGTGACTGCTCGACCGCCGCTTGCTGCGGGTCATGGTGCCGTGCCGGTCTTTTATCTTCAGAAACTCGGTCGGCATCATTCGCATTATTGCACGCGCCCCGGATCGACGTTGAGATCGATCACCGGCGCGTTGCGCGCGGCGAGCTTGTTGAGGCGGACAATGAAGTCGCGCTGCTCCTCGCCATATTCGAGCCCCTTGGCTTTCAGGAAACGGTATTTGAGCCCGTTGACCGCCAGCCGCGGGTCAAACAGCACGATGTCGGTGTCCTGGGTCGGCCGCGCTTTGCGCACCAGATTGCCCGCGTCGTACAGCCAGTTGCCGTCGCCCAGCGCATCGCGGTACGGCGGATCCAGCAGCAACTCATCCGCCACGTTCTGCATCAAAGCCGTCATCTGCGCGATATCCTGATCCTGGCTGCCGACCGCCTGCAGCACCGGAATTTGCGAGGTGCCCAACTCCAGCGAAACGTCGGACACCACTTGCAGGATGGTCGACAGCCGCGGCATCAGGCCACCGCTTTCAGTCTGAGCGTTTCAATCATGGTCTTCTGCGCCGCGATGGTGGCGGCGGCATCTCCAAGCTGCTCCTTCATCGCCTCGATCTGGCCTTGCAGATTGGTCACCAGCTCTTCGTACTGACCAGCCTTCGACTGCAGTTCGATCATCCGCACGGCGCGGTCGGCGATCTCGATGATGTCGGGCGGGATGGTCTTGACCGCCTCGGCACGGCGCCGCTTGCTGACCAGCTGCGCCAGCTGTTCGACGGTATGGATGTCGCGCACCGCGCACATCTGAAAGATGTGCGGCGGACAAGCGGGCCACAGCGCCAAGGGGTAGCCGACGATTTCTTTGCGGGCGTCACAGGTCTTTTGATACAGCTCATAAGGCCCGGGATGGTCGGTAATATCCGCTGCTTCGGCTTCCCGTTCCACCGAGAGATACGGCGGCCGGTCCAGCCGCACCCGAACGGTCTCGCGGTAGCACGGCAACCCATCGGGGCCGTTGCCGTCGCGCTGCCAGCCAGAGTAAAAACGCACCAGTGCCGGGGTATCGGTGTCAGACATCTTGACTCCATTAGGGAGCTACGGGAAAACGGCGGCCGTGCTCCCCGCAAACCGGCCGCCGTTATACCGGGCTCAAGTTCCGGTTGCGGTGAGCCTGCCCTGCATCGCACGGTTGGACAGCGTCAGCGCGCCCATGAAGGCGAGATGACGGGTCACGGCATCCATATCCGGCGATTGATCGGGCAAATCGAGGCTTTCGAAATTCCGGCCCGAATAGATCTCGAACTTCATGTATTTGGTGTTGAGGTAGTAAGCGCCGGTCAGGCCGGTGGCGACACCATCGAACACCAGCGGCGCGGTCTTGTATTTCAGCGTCTCGAAACCGAGCGCCCCGAGCTTGGCGTCGGCGTAACGCTGGTTCTCCTGCAAGCCGCTCTCATAGGTGGAATAGATTTCACCGTCGGCGACGATCAAGTCAGGTTTCTCGGCGCCGCGGATCAGCTTCATCCAGAGCGCAGCCATGCCCGCCTTCAACGCCGGATACTGCAGCCCGGTGGCGCGGGCGACGCTCTGAAACTGGTTCTTCCAGAATGTCCAGGTTGAGGCGTCAATGCCGCCGACGATGCCGAGGCCGTCCACCGTGACGAACGCCTTGAGGCCCGCGAAGGATTTCGCCACCGTGCCGTCGCCGTAGACCGCCTTGGTGATGTTGTTCTTCATGGTGGCCTGGGCGTTCTCGAGCTTGCCCTCCAGCAAATTGAGGATGCGCTCCTTGGAACGGTTCTTGGCCAGATCGGCACCCGCCAGCGTCACCGAGGCGACGGCGTTGGCCGGGGAGTAGGTCGCCTCGGAAATCGTATCCTTGGTGGCGCGGGACAGCATGTCGGTCCCGGCGTACCAAAGAAAGGTTTCTTCGGCGTAGATCAGCGGACAGCCGATCGCACGGCCGCCTTCGATGACGCGAACGCGGTTGCCTTCCCGCAACAGCGCGGTGACGGCGTTACTGTTGGAAACATTGTCGGCAAACTGCTTGTGATAATTCTCGATGGTGGTGGCGACGAGCATGCTGACTGTCGGGTCGGCCATATGGCGCTCCTATAAGGTTAATACCCGATCTGCTCGGCCGCCTGCTCAATGGTGTCCCGCAACGATCCCCGCGAAGGCCCGTTAACGCCAGGCGGCTTGACCGCAGGGCTGGTAAGCCCCCGGGCGTTGCCGCGCTGCGCGATCTTGGCTTTCTCGACGTCCTGCCGCGATTGCTGGCGATACTGTTCGGCTGCCAGTAATTGCTTCCGGACCTCAGGATGAGACCAGCACGCCGCGTCGTAGGCTTCGGCGAGGCTGCGCTGCGGATTGGCCTTGAAAAGGTCGAGCAGGATCGGCAGCACGGCGTTGAAGTGCGGCCGCAACGGGGTGCCGTCGGCCGCTTTCTCGTCCGCGAACTGATCGATGTTCGCCCTCGCATGGGCTTCCCCGGCTTGCGCGCGGGCCTGGTTTTCCTGGGCCCAGCGCTGTTGCATCTCATTCTTGAGCGCGTTCAGTTCACCCGTGGTCTGACCGAGACGATCCGCGAAGAATTTGACCGCCGGGTCCTTCAGTTCTGCTTCCGACAGACCTTCCGGCAACGGCGATTTGTTGAGGGCGGAGAAGATGCGCGCTGGGTCCAGCCCCATCCGCTCGGTCAGGTCTACCAGCAGGTTGAACCGGTCCTGCAGGTTCGGGGAGGTGGCCCGGACGTGAAAGCCCGCCCATTCCTGGACCGCTTGCGTCGGGTTGAGGCCCGCCTGCTGCAACGACGACTGGATCCGCCGATCGGTAAACACTGGCGCGAGCGACTGCGTAAACTGGACTGCTCCCGCACTCGCCTGAGACTTGCGCGTGAACTCGGCTTCCATTTCGCCGTGCCGCCTGAGAAGGAAGGCCTGTCCTTCTGCAGGAAGTTTGGCGAAGACCGCCTTGTCTTCGGCGCTCCAGTGCTCGGGGACCTGATTGCTTCTCGGCGCTTGCGCGGCGGCTGGATCAGGGACTGTCGCACGGGTCTCGGAAACGGTTGGCTTCAGGGCTGGATCGGCAACGGGGGGTTGCGCGATTGCTTCGCCTGGCTGGGCCGATTTCGCAACCCAACGGCCGCTTTTATCGCGCGGTCTGTCGTCCGACGCAAGGGGCTCGGCGAGCTCCGAGGGTTCGGAGAGCTCCGGAGCCACCTCTTCCGCGCCGCGCTCCAGATCGTCATAAGCCTGTTCGGCGATCTCTCTCAGGCTCGGTTGGGACGGACCGGCACCGTTGTTGGTATCTGACATCTCTGGCTTTCTTGAAAGCTGCGGGAGTATCCCGGGGATCGTAGCTATCGGAATGGTGGAGATCGCGCTCGCGCTGGCGGCTGGACGAAATCACGGCGTCGTCGATCGGGCTCGGATAGCTCTCGAACGACTGCACGGCCGGAGCAGGCAGCTCCGAAACGGCGTGTTGCGGCCTGGCCGGGCGGTAGCGTTTTTCGATCAGTCGTCCATCATAGAATACGTAAGTCGGCATGACCCTCTAATCCGGGTAATGATCCAGTATCGCTGCGGTGGCCCACATCAGAACCTCTTCGAGCTTGGTGAACGCCATCGCCATGCGGCGGTCACCCGGCCGCGAGCCCATCGTGCTGCCGGAAAGCTCGTGCAGGATCTGGCGAACGATGCCCTCGGCGTCCCGGAGCCGGGCCAACCGCGCCAGCACCACCGGCTGCAGCAATTCGCCGGTCAAGGGATCGACGGGGACCCCCAGACCGGGAAGACGCATCTGTTCGTTGGGACGGAAACCGCCGCTCATGATGCCTCACGTGTAGATGAAATTATCCGCCGCACCCGCGGCCGGGCTGACGCCTCTCGGCGTCGTCACCTGCACGTCGACGGTGCCGGTGGCATGCGCCGGAGCGGTCGCCGTGACCGTCGTCGCATTGACGACCGTGACGGCGGTTGCTGCGGTGCCGCCGAACGTCACCGCGGTGGCACCGGTCAGGTTCCACCCCGAGATGGTGACGGCGGTGCCGCCCGCCGCCAGACCGGTGTTCGGACTGACCCGCGTCACGACCGGCGGCGAGGTGGCGTCCGGGTAGGGCGCTTTCGGCGTGATGGTGCCGGTACGGCCGGTCTGGCCCGCATAGGCGCCATAGTCGATGCCGATATCGACGCCCGGCGTAAGCGGCGGCACCATCGCCGCCCCTTTGGCGGTCTGGGTGCGGATCGGGTAGGGCGTCACCGTGCCAGTTCGCGTCACCACCGCTTCGCTGCGGGCCGAGATGTCGACGTCGTTGCCGGTGACGCCCATCGACCAGTCGCCTGGCGTACCATAGCGCGGCCGGTCGATGTTCGGGTCAGCAGGCGCCAACATCGCCACCGTGATCGGCAGCGGATAGCGCACCATGGTCATCGGCGTCGCCCAGCGGGTGCGGCAGGTGCCACCGACGGCGTCGGGTGGGTATCGGGCGGCGTGACGATGCCGACGATGATCCAGCCGGTCTCCTGGGTCCAGCCCGTCTTCCACTCGATCGGACTCGGCGAACCGCCGCCCTCCGGGGGCGGAATATCCGGCGGCAGATCCGGCGGCAGCACGATCGGATGCTCCGGTTTCGGCTGCGGCGCCGGGCCGCCGATGTCCGGATACAGCGGCGGTCCGCCCCAGATCCCGAGCGGCGGCTGCGAACCTTCCGGCGGGAAATAGATCGGGTGGGTCGGCTGCGGCGGCTGGCCGCCACCCGGCTGCGGCGGCTGCGGACCGGCGATCGGGTGGCTCGGCCACGGGCCTCCGGCGATCGGGTGCGCCGGATAGACCGGGGGCTGGCCGCCGGGACCTCCGGGACCTCCGGGACCTCCGGGGCTGCCGGGACCGCCGGGGCCGCCGATGTTGCCGATCGGGGTAATCATCGCCAGAAATGGTTGCATGTCGCAAGCTCCTGTGGGGTTCGGGTTTAACATTATCGGACCGGAGGTCTGCTGGGCGGCGGCGGCGGAGGCGGCGGGGGCGCAGGCCGGTTGGCGGCGACGCCCGTGCGAACGTTGGGATCGCCGGGCTTGAGGACGGATTTGTCGGTGACGCCCTTGATGCCTTGGCCCTGGGTGACGGTCTCGACCGGCGGCGGCGGATCACCATCCGGGTAAGGGGTCCGGGGACCGATGCCCAGCTCCTCGATGGTCACAGCCGGGCCTGGCGAGAGTTCGGCAGGCGAGGCCGGTCCGACACCCGGGACAGCACCAGCCTGATCGCTCTCCTGCGCCGTCATCAGGTCTTCCGGCGGGATGTTGAAGCTCTCGGCCGCGGAGCGCTGAACGGGGGGCCGCTCGGGGGAGAGGGTCCTGTTGGCCGGGTGATCGGGATCCTGGTTCGGGTTGTCATGGGATCGCTGCGGCGTGGCGGGACGCGGGGGTGAGGCCGGGGGCGTGTGGGGCGGGGTTCGGGGGTCGGTCATCGGGGCTTCCCTTTCGGTTTGTTACGGGCTGGACGGCCGGGTGACGGGCTGCGGCGGGGGGCCTGGACGCGGCGGACCCCCTGGTGGAAGGCCCTGGCCGGGTTGCGGCGGGTGTTGGCCATTGGCGCCTCTTGGCGGCAGGGGTGGCGATGGCGGGGCACCGGGCGGCGGGGCGGGCGGGCGCATGCTGACGCCCATCGGGTCGGCTTTCATGAAGTTGGTGAGCAACTCCTGATAGCCGTTGATGAGGTCAATCACGCCACGGGAATGGCGCACCGGATGCAGCATCATCTTGACCATTTCTAACGTGAGTTGAATGATCATCGGCGGCGGCAGCAGGCCGGTCTGCAGCATGCCTTGCGCCGCGGTCATCACCGCGCCGATCACCTGCATGGTCTGGGCGTTGCTTTCCTTCTCGGTGGTCTCGTCGATCTCGACCGTGCTATCGGTTTCGATATCGATGGCGCAGACCCGTGTGAAGTCACTACGAAGTATCGACATCACCTGCGGCGTGACGTTCTCGCCGGTCATTTTAGTGAGGGTTTCGGCGTCAAAATTCTTGGCAATGATGTCGCCTTTCATCCGCATCATGTCGCGGACGAAATTGGCCACCGCGGTCTTGACGCCCTGCATCCGGCCGGTGCCCATGGTGCCCTTGATGCGCTGGGCGGTGGCGGTTTCATAGGGGTTGGAAGCGCCTCTAACGATATCCGACAAGCCGATGATTTCGTAGATCGCCTGCTTCTGCTGATCGCGGCTGGCGTAGAGTTCTTTTAAGGCGTTGACCCATTCGAGAATGGGGACGAGCCAGATATGGTTCTGCAATCCACCCGACATCAGGTCGACGCCATCGACCGGCAGCAGCTTGCCGTCGTCGGCGGTCAACAGGCTGGCGATGTCCTTGTTAGCGGCGTTGTAGCCGCCGCGGACTTTGATCTTGTTGGTGAGATCGGAGATGCGCCGCGAGGTGTCGTCGAGATCCGCGGCCAAGGCAGCGTAGAGATCGTAGAACGCCTTCGGGATCATGCTGTCGGTGGTGACGACGGCGTAGATCGGCTTGGGAATGGGATAGAAGCCCTGCAACCCAAGGGCGTCCGGATCCACCCGCAGGGCGATGCCGCCGCTCTCCCTGATCAACCAGATAATTTCTTTGGTGGATCTATTCCAGACCTCCCAGACCATGGCTTTCCTGATCACGGCATCGAGACGGCCCGCCGTCTTGGGTGATGCTCCGCCGCCGATCGGGGATTTGGCGGCGGTCTCCTCGGTCCACTTGAAGAGGTCAGAGATTTTATTTTGGGCCTGCAGCGCTTTCAGTTGCGGGCTGTCGTCGAACTCCTGCAACAAAGACTGTTGATCGAACAGATGCCGGAACGCGATCCAGCTGACATCCGAATGCTGCCGCACCGGATCCATCAACAGGTCTTCCCAGAACACGTACTCGTCATCGACGGTCTCCCAGATCTTGGTCTCCCGGGTCTGCGGCTCGCCGGTCACCGGATGCGCCAATTGGCCGCCCATCACGGGGTCGTCGACCGGGACCGGCTTGATGACCGGCTTCCAGCGCACCCGGCAGACGCCTCTGCCTGGAAGCAGCATATCCCGCACCGCGGATTTCACCGCCTCGTGAGAGGCCTCATCGGAGACGACAATTTCTAAGGCCTTCTCCATCACCGCCGCGGCGGTCTCGATGTCGTTCTGTTCCGGCAGCCCTGATGGCGTCGGGGCCGGAAGCGCGGGGCCACGGCCGGGGGGTGGGGGCGCGGGAGG